GTGCACGGGCTTCCCAAGCCTGTGAGGCGGGTTCGACTCCCGTATCTCGCTCAAATACTAATAATCAGTCACTTACATCATTTTTCACCATTAAAAACATAGCAAAATCCATCATTTTCACCCACAAAATAGGTACAAAAACGTGCATAATGTACGCCAATGTGAGTAGTTTTGTGAGTAATATGTGAGTAAAATTGAGTTGTGAGTAAAATCTGTGAGTAAGTATGAATAGCATCAAGACATACGTTGAAGGAAAGTCACTGAAGGTTTTCTTCATCATAAGTTACAACGGAAAGAGATTCCAGGTCTATACCGGCATCACGAGTACGGTCAAGTTCAGCGGGATGATCTTCCCGAAGAGTGTTCCGAACGCAAGAGCCAAGACGGCAATGCTTGCAAGGCTGTTTGCGTCCGTGGAGGAATATATCTATATGAACGGAGAACTTCCGGCAGCAAGGATGAAGGACGAAATCAAAGCCATCATAAACGGAAGGGCAGCATCTGTAGAGAAGAATATCCTCTACTACATCGATGAGTTCATCAAGACCAAGGCTAAGGATAGTACCAAGGAGATATTTCTAAGAACGAGGAAGAGGATTGAATTCTTCGATGAACATGCCGACTTCGACAACATCGACAGGGACTGGCTCGAAAGATTCCAGGCACACGAGCTCCTGAAAGGACGAATGAGCGGCGGAATAGCGATCGACCTCAGAAACATACGTACGGTGTTCAACTGGGCCATAGACAACGAGATTACGACCAAATATCCCTTCCGCAAGTTCTCTATCAAGACCGAGCGTCAGCAGTACCTTTATCTGAGTGCCGAAGAGATGAGGGAGTATCGTGACTTTCCGGTAGAGCCTTTCATGGAGAAGTACCGTGACATGTTTATGCTCGGGTTCTATCTGATAGGCATCAACCTCTCCGACCTGCTCGAACTTCCTGCTGACTGCATCAAGAAAGGTCGCATCCAGTACAAGCGCAACAAGACCGGCAGACTCTACGACATCAAGGTTGAACCGGAAGCGATGGAAATCATCAAGAAGTATAAGGGAAAGGACCACCTTCTGTGTATCCTGGATGACGGAACGAAGGAATCAAGCTTCAGGAGAACACTAGGAGATTACCTGAAGAGAATCGGACCGACAGAAATGAAGAAGAACAAGCGTGGCGCCTTGGTCAAGAAGGAAATCAAGCCACTTCACAAGGATATAATATGGTATACGGCCAGAAGAAGCTGGGCTACCATAGCGGCGAGCATTGATATTCCGAAGGAAGTTATCGGCAAGGCTCTGGGTCATAGTGAATGGGATTCATCCACCACCGACCTTTATATTCAGTTCGACAATAAGAAGATAGACGAGGCGAACCGAAAAGTCATCGACTATCTGAACGGTTAACAAGGAAAATCCCCACGCCATCTGCAAATGACGTGGGGGCAAACCTATAACCTAATAATTGCTTATGACGAATAATTCAAAATTCTAAAAGAGATGCCCGGCTCCGGGAGTGAGTCCGAACGCCGGGCGGAAGAGTGCTATTTGAATGTGTTAGTGCAAATATACGAACTTTTTCCGAGATACGCAAGAAAAGAGCTATTTTTTAGCATACAATTCGTTCAGTTCCTTGGTAAGCTCGGAGATTTTGTCTGAAATCTCGCCGCACTCCTTATCTGCATGATTCATCGCATCGATAAGTTGTCTCAATGTTATCCTGTGCTTGCAGTAATTAACCTTTGCGTGTTCGCATGTCCATCTCTCCCTCCACAACATTTCCAGTAATACGTAGAATCGGATAATCCTACTCTTCTTGACGATCTGATGGATTGCAGTATCCGACTCTTTCTCCGCCTCCTTCAGCTTCTCCTTTGTCTCTATCAGCTCCTTCTTCAGCTTCTCGTTGCAGCGGAGGGTGTAGCAGACTTCGGTGATTAGGAAGGTCATTATAAAGCATTGCGCAAACCCCTTCCAGAATCCCATATAAGCCTCCGCTACTGTGAGGCTGCACCCGAAGACAATGCACACGACTAAGATGTCGATGCGGTCGAAAATCATTTTTAATCTTTCTTTCATACGCTACAAATCGTTTTTATAATTATTGGTTACAATCCAGGAGCTCATTACAATGTTGAATATCAGCAGGAGAACAATGATAGCCCAGTACTGCCCGTCGGTAAGCTCGATGGTAAGATAATCAAAATCCTCGAAGTTCTTTCTATGCCATTCCTTTTCTACAATCGGACCGATATACTCGGCGTACTTTTCGAGATTTACAGGATTGCTCATAAACCAGTCTCTACTCTTAACGCCTACGACCGGGCTATCACACCATGAAAATGCGTTGCACCACTTGACATTCTTGTTCTTGTCAATACCGACGCACACAACAAGCTCATTCTTGTTGCCGCCCTGCCAGTATGAGCGCTGCTTTTCAACGATTTCTTCCGGCTTGTTCGTAAAGAACAGAACGAACACCCTAAACTGCTTCCGCTCGCCATAGTATCCGTTCAGCCATCTCATTGCCTTCTCCTGATTCTTCGGGATCTTCAGTCCGAGAACAGGATTCTGGTCGTAAAGAACGATATCCGGATAATCGAACAGTCCAAGCTTACGTGCCTGCTGATAATCAATATCCTCAAACTTGAAAATAGAACGTGAGGCTTTCACTTTATTCTTATAATCATGCTCCGAGGATAATGCGTATGAGTTTTCGATGGAACCATCCCACGCCCATTCCTGAGCATCACCATCCTTAGTGTAGTAATCCCTGTGCATATCAATGAACACGCTAGGGGTTCCAAGAATCTTTCTGACTACATTAAACTCGTTGTCGGTCATGAAGTATTCCTCTTTATTTCTAGCATCAAAATAAGTCCAACGTTCAGGGTGATTGTCAACATACGAGCAATCATACGTTTCCGTACGTTGATGCTTTCCGCTTCCAACGGTCCTTGTACACGTGCGGTGTATGTACTCATTCCAGGCATCGTAATGACGGATTCTTGTCACGTAGCTTCCGAGATACTCCGTGTCGGCAGCATTGGACTGCTTGAATATAAACTCCAAGAGGATTCCTATGAGAATGGATGGAATGACGAGTATGGCGTATTCCCACCAGGTGGTCTGCTTCCTGAAGAAAATCAACAGGAAAGCAGCAACCACGAATGGGATTAGGAATATGAATATTTCCATAAGCCGTTACTTCTTGAACAGGTCTACGTCGTTATCCTCTCCAAGCTGCATGATCATCTTTGTCTTGGATGAGGAGATAACCTTGTATTCGATAGGTTTTGTATCGGAGATGAACCATTTTGCCGGATATGTCTTCACGAGCGTCTCGTGCTCACGGATGATATCGAGCATTCTCTCCTGTGATGTCTGAAACTCGGAGCGCTGAATCTCTATGGACTGCATGAGGTCCTTGTAGAGCGAAACGTCGAAGTTAGGGTTGCTTTCCTGAATCCATTTCATAAGCGAGCCGTCTCCCTTTGAGTATCTGCCCTCAATGAGCTTCGGATAGATGGACTCGAATGAAGACTTGTATTCATCCGTAACCTGAGCCTTCTGCTGAAGAACCTTCCACATCTTGTCGTGAACACCCTCAATCTTGCCACGCTGAGCCTCTGACTGCTGGCGAAGTGAGATTTCCTGGTTGTTGTAATGGAAATAACAACCGATAACTGAACCTGCGGCGAGTACTACTATTGCGAGTACTGATGCCAAAATAATGTTTTTTACACTCATATTTTAAATATTAAAAAATATCCACTAGAACAGCTCCTTGATTCTTCGGAAGTCCTCACCCTCTGGAACCGGGCAATCCTTCACCCACTCCATGTCCTTCACTTTCCACATAGACAGGTCGATGTCCTTAGGGAGAAGAGCCTTCATGTCTGCGAAGAGGTTGAGACGGAGAGAACAGTCTGGGTCGAAACAGTCGTTGAGCTCTCCATTTCTCTTCTGCTCAAGCATCTTTGCGTTGATGTCGATAAACTCCTCGATATCCACCTTTTTGTGAGGGGTCAGGCAGATTCCGTCGAACTCGTAGCTGCAATCTCTGAGAATGTCAAAATCGAAGAATGCGGTATAGAGGTAGAATTTCGATTTCGGAAAGCCCATGGCGTATTGCGCAGCCTCGATACCTTCAACAAGCCATGTTGTATTCTGACTGCTACCAGGCAGAAGAGGTTCTCCACCAGTAATACTAATCTCGTCGTAGTCCAGCCTGTCAACTACCGGAATCTTCTCGAAGTCGAACTGGTTGTTGCAGCACATTGGACACTTGTTGTGACACTTTGCAGTCACCAGCAATCTTAGTTTCTTGTTCATAATCTCAATATTTTATTTATGTATATAACACCTCTATACCCATAAGAAATATGGGATAACCAAGCGAGCCGAACCTTAATTTTTATCAACTACAATATATATAATACACCATAGTAGTTCGTACTCCTTGGTAAAGCCAGCATAAGTCTTCTGATACCCACAGAGCTTTGCTCGTTATGGTTGGCTTTCTCATTTCTGATATGGGCACCCGTCGTGAGGTGACACGTTGCGGGATTTACACAACCATAATGTAACTTACCTGACAGAGCAGTTTTATATATCGGTCGATAACTCCGAAGAGGACTGCACGGATTGAACCTCGTATGTCTTTGCTTGAAACTTTGAGATAGGGTAAAGAAAAACCCTATCCGCCGTCTGGGTCACGCTCCAAACTTTGGATAGGGTATATCATTGTAGTTGAACTAATCAACTTCTAGATAAAACTTATTTATTTGCTAGCGCGTGACTTCTAACAAGCACTGCAAAGATACGACGATTATTCTTACCCTCCAAATGCCTGATTTGTGTCAAAAATCCGCTCATTCAAGTAAAAAGTAAAAACAAAACTCTCGAAAGTGCTGATTTGGCTAGATGTTTCGATTAGAGTAAAAACAGGAATTTGTGCTATTCATTAAAGTACTGAATATTTACATTAACCCTTTTTAAGGAAAAAGAGCGCTTTTCGGTGTGTTTTTAGTGGTGACTTTAAATAAAATAGCCGCCCATCTGTAAGTGGATAAGCGGCTATAGTGTACGACAAACTCCGATTACAGATGCCCTATATCCTCCTTGGATATCCAGGTTCCGTGACTCGGCTGTTTGTCAAGGGTACAACCGGTAAGGTCCTTCACCCCAAGCTCCTTGCATAGGTCCTCGTCGTGAAAGTCAGCGTAGCACCACCACTTTGTCTCTTTGGTAGCGGTATCCTGCAATTCTAGCACGACATGAGGATAAAAATGATGTTCTGTACTTATGACTTTGTACATATAAGTTAAATTCGTTAATTGATGTTGAAGGAATATTGTTTTCTGAAATAAATCCACTATCTTTGCACATGTCTTCGGAAGACTTTAATCGAACCTTTATGGAATTGAAATAAAAATAAACTTCCGTTGACGGTCAATTCTTCGGAATTGTGGATTTAAACGCTCATAAAGAGCAAATTTCTACTATCGTAGATGTCAGACTGTAATGGTCTGTGGTAGCCCCGGCTTAGGTCGGGGCTTTTTCGTTCTACTGCATCCGTAGAGATTCACTTTAATTGCTTTTTGAGCAAATTGAATATCATATTTTCCTCTGCTTCGTCGAGGTTATAACAGGCGTGAGGGAGGATGGTAGTTTTCTTGTTATCTCGATGCAAATAGATAATATTCGCATTCTCATGCCATGGACGTGATTTATAGCATCGCTTCACCATCTCCGAGAACGACGTGTTCTCATTTCTTGCGAAGCTGGAATCCCAGGCGCCCAGGAGTGCAACGACCTGCTTCCAACTTAATTCGTTTAAGTTGATATTTCCATTTTCCTTCACCGTCTTTTCTAATATATTCTCCATATTCTTTTCGCTTAGCCGTGATGCGATAGGGCTTAGATTCCATTACTCTTTATCTAAATTAAGCTGGTCTTTCAAAGCATCATCGAGCGTCCAATCTGCTTTTTCGTACACAGCTTCACCTGCGCCTGAGTTAAAATCAATATAATAAAAACTGCTATCTTCGCTTACAGTAACATTATATCCCTCGTATTCAATTTGCTTCTCCGTCATAGGGATAAAACGAACACATTTCTTCTTTAGATAGCTTCCTACTTCGTTTTCAAATTTATCATCTACATAGATAAAGTTCTCTCCATTCTTCTCAGAGAATGTAGCTTGCGGAATATCTGCCATGAACTCTTTTTGAAATACTTCTGTATCAACGATATTGTTGATGATATTAAATTTCTTCATATTATATTTCCGCTTAACCGTGATGCGTAGGGCTTAATTGGTTATTAATTGCAGGAGCCGAAGCTCCCTATTTTTGGCTAATCGGGGCCGTTTTAAAAATCCCCTCCTACCCTCACGGGCAAGAGAGGACGAAACACTTTTTTAACCCGCCCGTATGGCCGATAGCGCAGCCTCATTTTTATTATGAAAAATATCTTTGGCAGGGAGTATTGTTACTCCCCGGTTTTGGCTAGTTGTCTTGCTTGCCTCCCTTGATGACCTCGAATACACGATGCTCCAGGTCTTTTGAAAGGAGGATGCCGTTCTCGTCGCATGGCTGTCCCTTGTCATTGGTGAATACCAACTTTTTCTCTTCAGCGAAGATTCCGAAGATTCTCAGAATCGCATACGTAGTCTCAACAACACTGTCGCCTCTCTCCTCTGCCTCCTTGTAGCAGGTAATGGTGCTAGGGTTCAGATCTGTGGGAAAATCCTCGTAGTCGTCTGCCTCGTCGAGGTAATCTCTGTTGAGGTCTTCAAGTGCCTCAATCATCTGAGCATTGGATGTTATCTCACCAGTGAGTACTTTCTTAAGGGTTTCGATCTCCTTCTTCTCGTACTTCTTCTGGCAATCGTAGGCCATGTTCTGCAACTCTTCTTCTGTAAATCCTTCTAACATAATTCCAAAAACTTTAATTGGTTAAACAATAGCAGGAGATGGCTATTGGCCACCTCCAGTTTGGCTTAGTTCCTCATCGGGCTCGTCGTCGTCCTTATCATAGACTCCGAATAGCTTGAGGGTGTTGCTGTCGATTTCCGTCTTTCCGACGATGTAGCGCATCGTCATCTGAATGTTTGGCTTACCATTGCTGGAATGGCCCATCATGACGGCAATCTGTTCCAATGGCGCGCCTTTCTTGGAGAGATTCGTGGCAAACGAACGCCTGCCGGTGTGCGAAGAGATGAATCGGTACTTCTTTCCGGTCTCCTCCTTTCCAGCCTTGAATACCTTCGTGTTCGCATCTATTCCGCATTCACGGCAGATGTCACGAAGGGTTCGGTTGAAGGTCATCTCGCTGATTTCGCCAGGGAGAGGCTCGACACCCGTGCCGCATACCAGGAACGGACGGAGCTTCTTGTGGAGAGGAACCCTTACCTCCGTCTTGGTCTTCTGTGACACATACACCAGGAAGTGCCCGGTATCATCGATGTTCTCAGGAGTTATCCTCTGGCAGTCGCTGTAACGTGCGCCGCAGAGGCATTCCATGAGGAACATTCTCTGGACATATCTCCTAGTCTGTCCCTTGGGATTGTAATTGATGATTCTGTTTATCTCCTCATCCGAGAGATAGACGGACTGGACTGGAACGGCCTTCGTTCTGAGTATCTTTCCGAATGTAGGGCTATTAATCTCCTTCGTAGCATCGTTCTCACGTATCACTGCCTTGATGGTGGCGCATACGGTCTTTGCGGAGTTTGGAGCGTAGTTCTCCTTGATCTTCTCAAAGAGGTCGCGGAGGTTGTCGTCGGTGATGTCTTCCCACAATGGCTTGTGGCCCAACAGCTCCTCGAACATTCTCACGACCTTGATGAACTTCGGATACTTCCAGATGTAAGCTCCGTAGAAGGTGTTGTGCCTCCACGCGTTGTCGTGATAGTTGGCGAACCAGCCCTGCTTAATAGCGAGCTTGTACTTCTCCTGTTGAACAGGACTCAACAGGCGTTCCCAGTCTCTTGTCTTGATTCTTATTTCTTCTGTCATAATTCTATTATTTTAGTTACTAGTGGCAAAGATACTAAAAGTTTATAATATAAACCATCATCTTTGCCGTTTTTAACGCTAATTTAACCTTCCGAAGAAGTCTGTTTCTCGACTGACACGAGTTCTATCGTATCTTCATTCCAGTCATTCCACACTTCTGCATAGTCGTCTGCCTTATCTTTGGCATCTTTTTCTGATTCTGCAAGGAATACATAAGGCTCATCCATGTCGGCAGTAGTTCCGTCTTCATAGAGGAATCTGTACTTTGCCACATAAGTGCTGACGTATCCACTCAGTTCGTTATTCAACCCGGTCGCAATATCAGCAAGAAGCTCGATCGGTACACAATCATCCAATGCACTTACCTTGTGAGGCTCTTTGTAGTAGCCAACACCAACATTTATGACGAAAACCGGGATGTCGGTATCACCACTACCTACCTCTACGATACCTACAAGACTGCTATTGTTGACAACTACAGGCCAGCCGAGTTCTTTCTTCTGCACATTGTGCTCTCTCATTATCTCACGGATGGTGCATGCAAGTTCCATCTTTGCTGTTGAACGCAACTCGTCAATCTCGTCTTTCAATTCTTTTCTATCCATAATCTTAATATTTTGGTTTAACTTGATGCCCACCGTTCCCGGCAGGCTTGTTTGGCTTAGTCTTTTCTTTCGATATCAAGGCCCGTAAGCACGCCTTTCATATAGGCTAATGTCTCTTCCTTGCATTCCGATAGAAACTTCTGGCAGCCATCAATGATAACGCCGTACTTACCGCTCGGATAATTCTGTAGAGAGCACGAGTGGTAATGCTTTCCGGATTTCTCCTCGATTTCTCCTGCGAGTCGCTTCCCTTCGTCGGTCTCATTTGGACGATTTCCTGGGTACTCATCGTAAAAATACTCGTGCCATAAATCTAGTAGCATATCCTTGCAATCCTCCATATCTTGCAAAATATCCGATAATTTGTATGGCGCGCCGTTAACACCATGTCCATCCTCGCCAATCCATTTGCTGGCTTCCTCGTCAGGATCGAAGTCGCTATAATATTGGTACAACTTATCCATGAAGTCAGACTTATTGCCATTCTCGAACCAAATTGTGGCGATGAAATCTTGGCCTTGTGGGGAATACTTCTCTAACTCGATGCAAACCTCACCTCTTTCGTTAGGTGTATCGTCAACATTATAACTCCATCCTAAATTCTCTGCTAATTTCAAAAAATCATTCATATCTTTAATTTTAATTGGTTAATACTGGGAGCGTGAAACAAAATGTTCCACGCATTTTTCGGCTTTAAACCGGCAGAGACACGATGTATTCCTTCTTCTTCTTTCGTGTTCTGCTTTTAACAGTGAATCCACAATAATCTCTCAGCCACCCGGCGGCATTGCCGATGAACGGCTCGTTCACCATAAGGATAGGACGGAGCATCCCGTTCTTCTTCATGAACTGATAGTCGATGAAGTCGAACTGGTCATCCGGATCATCGCATTTCTTCTCCCACACGCTGACATCGAGATAGTCAATGAAATCACCCTCTGGCGGGTTATCCATCTCAATGAATCTCTTCGGCGTAAGGAGAATCGTATCCTTAGGCTCATGGGTCATAAAGAAATTCTCTATAACCTCGTTGAACTTGTTCATGTCCATCTGTTTCTGGACAATGCCCTTTCTCTTCATAATGTCGGAAGCTTTGAGCATTCTTGTTCCTCTTCTTGCTGTTGCCATAATTCACAAAATTTTAAATGGTTATACATTGTACCCTCCGAAGAGGGATTTTGGCTAGTGTGCAAGGAATCCTACCGCCTGACCCTTGCCGATGGACCAGCATAGTCTGTCTTCCTTCAGGCACTCTGTGCAGTTTCCGGTACAGAGCAACGTTCCTTCCGGTGCTGATGTCTCACTCTCGAAGATAGGATGTGCCTCCGGGAATCCGTGTCGGTTATCCATCTTGAGACCAAGCCATCCGCTGAATAGGATGTGCATGTTCTCTGGAATGACGTTGCCCTCATCGAGATACTCGTTACACACATCGAACATCTTGGTGAACGCCAGGAACTTGGTATCCTTATGCTTGCGAGCAATCTCGCACATCTTGTCAAGATACCATTTGTCCTGGATGTCACCACCGATATGGAATCTGAATGCTCTAGGATAGCGGTAGTTGAGGTATCCATCAATCTCCTTGAAGTATCGCTCGGGATCCTCGTGGTAGATTGCAGAGTTGATGGCTCTCGTATTGATAACCTCTTTATAGATGAAGTCGTTGCGAAGGTCGTAGCAGCTCTTCGCACAGATTGCACAGTTGCCGCAATCCATGACCGGAATGAGCGACACGGACGGGATAGCTCCCAATTTTGTGTTGCCATCACTGATCTTGACGTGCAAGTCGCTGACGTTCTCTACTGCATCCTCATAAGCTGCCTGTGCCTTTGAAAGACGCGTCTTCATTCCTTCCTTGCCTAATGTCCAGTAATTTCTACTCATAATTCTAATTTAATTGGTTAAACTTGGGGAACAAAAAACCGGCGTGTCTCACGACAGACCGGCTTGAACCATTTAAACAAAATCTAGTTATGATAAGGAGCCAGCCGATAATGGCTGACCTGTTTGGCTAATCTACGTCTTTTAGGACATTCCAGTTGAAAGTCATGGTAGCCTCGTTGTCATCAAGCTCAAACGAGATGATGAGTTGCTGGCCTTTTCTCTGTTCGTCGATGTACTGCTTGAATCTCGGAAATAAGGATGAGTGGATCATCTCAAATGCGTTTCCTGTAAGATTCTTTACGATTGTACTGGTGAATAAATCGAGGTCTTCGCAAGTTCGCAATATCTGAGGAATACATTTTGCCGTGACGACATTTTCCTTGATGGTTGCCACCACGGGGAGTCCGGCGATGAATCCGAGATACACATTTCCATTGAATGAATAGTTCTCGTCATCGAACATATTCTCTTTCCACCAGTCAAGCATAACATTCTTGTTATCTAGGGGTGCAGGAACAAGGGAATTCACATCAATCTTCTCTTTAATCTCTTTCATAATCATTCATTTTTGGTTAGACATAGAATCGGTTACCGAATCAGTAACCGACTTTTGGCTAGAATGGTTCCCGGCTGGCGCCTTACTATAAAAGTTTGATCGGAGAGCTTTAGCTCGAAGGATTACCTCCAGGTAATAACCGGAGGAGATCCTTTCGTTGCAGAAGCTATCGTAAAACATCTTTGCCGGGCCACCATACTACAGGCGGCGAACCTTACTACTTACTGGCGATCACCTTCTCGACCTTAGCCTTATGCCACTCGTTAATCTTGCCCTGGATGTCGATATCGTTCTCTATAATGAGCTGCTTGAGAACACCGAGCATTCTCCAACCCTCTTCGTCGTAGATCTTGGCTTTGGACTCAAGCTCCTTCAACGAGTTGGCTTCTGACATCTTTCGTCCGTTTTTCCAGAATCTGGCTCCGTGGAACATGATGAGGTTTCTCATCGTGTAGTAGGAACCAGAGCCCTTATAGGCATTGATGAAAGCATCTGATTGCTTGGTTTCCCATGCGAGATGCTTGCGCTTCTTGTTGAACTCGTGAACGGCATCGTACACTTCTGCGTAGGTGTTGCTGTCATACATCTTGCGCGCAAGATTACCGAGAGGAGCATATACCTTCTTCTCTAAGTCTGCGACAAAAATGTCCTCGTTCTGAAGACGTACGTAAGGATTACCCTTGCAGGTGTGCTTGAATGTCTTCGTCTTCTTTCCGTTCTTGTCTTTCTTGACCTTCCAAATAAGGTTGTCGTCCACATACTTGCGGAGCTTACAGATGTAGTCCTTAGCCATATCGCTAGCGACAAAGCCTCCGAACCATCTGCTTCTCGCGCCGGCATTCTCATGATCCCCGTGGGCTGCCATCTTCATCTGAGCATAGAGCTCATTTTCAAGCATGCGCCACTGGTACTCGTAGCCCTTGTGCTGCAAGACCTGGTTGAATGACCAGTTCCATCCGTCCATCTGTCTGAGCATGTGGAACATCTGGCTCATCACCCAACGGCGGAACAGCTTCCAGTTACTTACGTATCCACCCTCGACAATCTGCTTGCCTACCGCATCGATGGTTGCATCGTCCATATCAACAGGGACAGCCGCACCATTCTCGATCTTGATAAGCTTGTCGTCACCGAGAGGGAAGTACTTACTTACGTCAACGCCTGCTGCCTTAAGAGCTTCGAGACGCATCTGCGCCTTGGTCTTCTTACCTGCACCAGCTGCATTAACCTCTACATTGTTAGCTACTACCTTAAGATTCTCACCAGTGATTGTTACAATCTGCTTCATAATTCTAATTATTTTAAATTGGTTACTAAAAATTTATTTAACTCTAGTGGATGAGGCTTACGCCCCACCCTTGTTTGGCTCAATCCAGTCTCTGAGGATAATCAGGTCCTTGTCGTTCTTTGAACACCAGAACCACGTTCCCCATCTGCCGTCCCAGTAGAGGTTGCCCCTGAGAAGCTGGACCAGTACGTACAGCTCCAGCTTGCATCTTGCTAGCTCTCGTCGCTCTCCGTACATCATATCTTCGTCTGAGAGCTCTTTCTCAGGCAAAGCCTTGAAGTAGTAACGGCGATGTGATTCAGATCGTTCTGACGGCACAGAATGCTTGTACGCTGCATATCTCTGCTCGATGCCTACAAATACAACCTCGGGTGTAAGGTAAGGGGTGTCCTTCGGCTTGTCTTCCTCGGACATTACTACCTTGCCATTTACACGGCATGTTCTCTTCTGAAAGTTAATGGTGAACTTAGCACCATTCTCAACTTCATTGATGATTTCTTCGTATGTCATAATTCTTAAAATGTTGGTTAATAGAAGTGCGCTCAGAGAATCTGTTGCGTAACTTTATGCTTTTGATATATACAGTATTATAGTCCTGAGACTCCTGGATATAATCCAGTGATTCTCAGGATGCTGAATACTGTATTTACAATTGATTCTCCTTGCACACCATTCGGCTCGCAATAGCTATAGCATAGTCTCAGTAGAGTGTTGCATTCCTGTATCGTCTTGATTATTGCATGTATAAGAACGGGACGCGTACCGGGCAACCGCCAGGTTGTGTCCCGTTGTCACATTACATGCAACTGAATCTGTTCTACTCTTGGCTATGCGGACTGCAATGTCCATTTGGTCGTTGCAGGTACACTCATAGGTCTGTTGCCTTCCTCTATCTTGACGATTGAGGGATCTTGCAATACGCGAGATTGCTGGTATCACCAGCCTTATCGCGTTGATACAGAGACCGCGACATAAAGAATTCCTCCTCGTGTACCTCGTTGGCAATAACGTTGTCTTCATCTGAGAGCGTGGCACGTAGCTGTAGCAGCTTGATCTGAGGGATGTTAACCCGCCGGATGACGCTGTGGATTCACAGCATTAGCCGGCGAGCACAACATCACTCGTAAATTAACTCCCCTCTGAAGACTACCCTCGTGCTCGGGTAGTTCCCTGACCGATGGCTCGGCACAATACTTTATGTTTCTGATTTGACACAGGATTCGCCAGAATAGATGATCCAGGACGTCGTAAGTAGTATACGACGACGTCCAGGATCAACTACTCTGGTTAAGAGACCTGTTTTATAAACTTTTGCCATCCATCAGGGAGTGGTGGTGTGCGCCACCGGTGGAAGTCGTACGGACTGGCACATTTCTGTACTTCGTTGATGAGCTACGCCTTGTGCGCGAATTCGTCGACAATCCGTCTCAAGTTGCAAACTTGCGAACTTGGACGCATCGTCGACAAATCCCGTTATAGAGGCGTCGCCTGAATCTGTCCGTCCTTCTCCTACGTCCGTGTGCTCGGTTACAGAGTCTGCCGGTCATAAGATACTGCGCATAGCTATATCAGTTCGATAGTATCCTGGTCGAGAGGATCGCAGGACCATCTCTGATTCAGAGATAGGTCCGCGATCGTGCGAGACCGGATGTTTAAATCGCTCTTCATTCCGGCAAACCCTTGCGCTAGGTGCTAATATCTACAGGGTATTCACCAATGTGTTGTACGCTGCCCTGCTCGTTCGCAAGGCATTCTGAGCACAACCTATCGATAGATATCCCTTGATTTCGCTCTCTGTCTTACTCCTGTTGGCTTTCACGTTTCTGCCACGACCTCGGTCTATGCAACCTACAGCCTGAGTCTTCACGTATCCGAGACCACCAACCTTACTCTTGCCTGTCTTGACCGCACGGATGCAGTCCATGACGAATGCGTTGAGCTTGTCGATGTCCTCTTTCACGTTTATGACCGGAAGAACCTGAGTAGCCCAGGAATAATCGCAGTACCCCTTGTAGAGATATCTGTTGACTGAATTGATGGCTTTCGTCATCGTGGTGTCACGTTTCTTTACCGTCCTTTTCTCAATCTCCTTTTGGAAGGTCTTGATACGTGTGAGCGACAGAGAGATATTGTGACCCTTGATGGAATATCCGAGGAACTTGAACCAGTGATTAGCGTCAAGATACTCAACCTTCTTCGGATTGAGCGTCATCTGCATCATCTCCAGCTCGCTCTTCATGATATCCATGGCTTTCTCATAGTCTTCACCGACAAACAGCGTATCATCTGAATAGCGGACGTAATATCCGTTAAGATTAGATAGCTTGTCGTCAAGATGATAGAGAATGACATCAGCCAGCCATGCAGCAACAGAGCATCCTTGCTTGAGGGACTGATACTTCTCACATAGGTTATTGTCCTCATCGAAATATATGTCTGTGTGATAGTAGTCACGAATGACATCTATCAGCGCAGACTTTCCGTACTTCTCCTCTACCTTGTCGAATGCCCAGTCGATGAACCGAATAGGCACAGAATCAAAGTACTTAGAGAAGTCACCTTTCCATCCGATGATTTTTCCATCTGCCGAGTATATTATCCGAGACACATCTTGCACCACACGACCGCAGCCGATACCCTTCTGGTACGACGTGCAGCGCGGATGCACCATCTCTGGCATCAGCTCGAACAGGAGGTCGTTTGCTATACTCAAAAGGATTCTATCTACAGCTTCATTCACGTAGACCGTACGGAAATCTCCGTTGTCTTTAGGAATCTTTGCCGTATGAGGCGGCATTATCTTGTAATTGCCGCTCTTGATCCTCTGATACATAGCTAGACGAGCCTTTGGCTCTGTCAGCTGATACATTACTGCTTTGTTCATGTCCTTGAACAAGCCTTTTTCAATGGCATACTGCCATCTGGCTTTCTCAAAGAACATCTCTAGGATTTTGTCTTCGTTCATAATTCTTCTTGTTTTGGTTATTGGTGAGAGGCAAACGCCTCTCTTTTAGGCGTGCTTGTTGACTGCAAAATCCTCACATACCTTTCTGAAGATTTCGTTATTGAGGAATATGTCGAAATCAGACTTATCTCTAAACCAATGTTTTTCCTCGTAGTATGGAGGTATCGAGATGCCAATGCTTTCGAGGAAGGATAAGTCTGCATCGTTCTTGTGCTGTATTCCAACCCATGCAAGCTTTCCGTTTATCACGTACATTTCCCCTTTGTCTCCAAGTCTGTAGTTCACGTGCCATACGATGGCATCTACAACTCTTTCTTTCTCTGTCATAATCGTAATGTTTTGGTTATTGTGCGCAGTCCTTAGCTGCGCTTTTTAGGCAATGTTACTTCATCGCAGGGGAAACACTGGTCTATAGGCCACCAGAACTCGTTATCAATCCCTGCGAATCCTCTTTCCTCTGAAACGTGAGTCACAACGTGTTCCTTTGATTGAGAATGTATGTCACAGTACACTCTCGTTCCTACCTCAATTTTCTTCATATCTATAATGTTTTGGTTATTGGTAGGGAGATTGCTCTCCCTGGTTTGGCTTAGTCGATGTGCTGATAAGTCTCGCCGTAATCTTTCTCGTAATCTGCGTAGAACTGCTGGTCAGATTCAACTTGCACCTGTTCTCCTATAAAATCGTCTGAGTCGAGAACGATTTCGCAGTTATGGTAGGCATCGTTCACTGCACTCACTGCCTCAGCCTCACTCTCGGCATCAACGCTCACTACCTTGTTTAAAGTCTCTGTGACTGATACGTAATATCTCTTCATAATTCTTGTAATTTTGGTTAATATTGTTCCGTGTCGGGTCTCGAACCCGATGTGCGCCTGGTCGCTCACGGATGATAGATGTTAGAGTCTCTTGAGAGCAGCTTCGATATCTGCGACTTTTTCGTTCTCAATCTTCGATATTTCTTGTAATATCTCGTCCAAGTGAGTAACAAAACTAAGTGCATCTACTACGCGGCCAACCTCCACATTAAGGTCACCAGCATATATGTCGCATATACCAAACTCTTGCAACAAATAGTAAATGGTGCCACTCTTTCGCGCAAGAAGAGTGCGTTTAACACAACTTGTTTGCACGGTAATAACGCTGAAGGTAATACCACAGCGAGGGATGAAGATTTCTGTCATGTCAAGCTCAATGAGCTTATCGCATATAGCTTTCGCCAGTTCCTCGCACTTTTTTTTCAGTTCTTGAGACTTGTGTGCGTAATCGTCACGTCCAAGTACTTTCCACATTTCTTTTTTCTCCATAATTCTTAATAATTTATTGGTTAATAATGCCAGAGGGATTGCTCCCTCCGTTTTCAGGCTACCACTCTTTGTTGTAAGCAAGTTTTCCTTCGCCAAATTTACGCATTTGGTCTGTAAAATCCTTGAAATTTACTCCTATTGCCCACTGTCCACCATAATGATCGCAGGCTATATAATCCTTGCCATACGAAGGACCGCATCTTTTACAAGTGTATATCCACATCTTTAGTTTCCCAACGATAATGGTATATCCATCTTTCAAATCGCTATAAGCTGCACGTAAATTTGCCGTGCGAGTTCCTAAATTAACTTGCGTCATAATTCTCTTTGTTTAATTGGTTATAGGGATAGCCCGGAGGCTATCTTTTAGGCTAATGCGTTCAAAACTCTGTGGGCGTTGTATGCGACAGGATTCTGATATTTCATCTCCGCATAGATTCTACGCCAACAAATCTCAATACATCTCTCGTGTGCAATGTTCTCGGACAAGGCATCAAGCTCGATATGGGTGCTGCCAGATGATGGCTTGCCAACACAATACTTGTGCCCGTCACGATAGCACACGATTCTTCTGTTCACTCTGTAGATAGTTCTACTTCCCTTCTGTGAAATTGTAATCTTCTCCATAATTCTTTATAGTTTGGTTAATAGAAGAGGAGCATGCAAGCTCCCCTTGGTTAGGCTGCATCTTTCGGCTGTAAGCCGTGTTCTTTGATGACCTCTTCGATGAGGTCATCAGCATCTTCGAAGTACTCTCCCCAGCAGGAATCAATTTCCTCCCAGTCGTAGGAGTCAGAAGTGTATCCGTCGTCGTACATTTTAGTGTAGTGACGCTTCTTTTCAAGGACAAATCCTTTTACGTCACCCCACATCCACATACCAATATCCTTGACTTCGCTCTCAAACAGCTCGATGGCACGATTCTTCCAGTTCTTGGTATTCGTATCCACCATCTTCTTGAAGCGCTCTTTGTCACAATAGGCAACACCTTCTACGTAGTCTCCCTGGCAGTATCCTGTGGAAGACCACTCGTATATCACGATTTCGTAAGCTATGTCATCAAGCAGCCAGATCAAGTCCTCGTTGTTCATAGGCTCAATCATCTCTGCTCTCATGTCATAGTTCTTGATTTCGTCAGGAGTGAACTCTACCGAAGTCTTGTACGCCTCTCTGCTGTCGTAATAATCAAGTTCCCATACATGAGAGCTTCTATCATACGATAATTTAGCAGAGCGGTGCTTGTTGCTCTTCAGATATTTTACAAGACGATTCTGCGGAACATACTTGTATACAAGCTCACGGAGAGCATCCTGCAAGCTGTGGTCGTTTGTGTCGTATTTTCTATCATATATTTCATCCCAGTTGCAGCCGTTACTTAATCTTCCACTACCACAACTGGTATACTCCCAAAGATACACACCTGCCAAATCCCATGCAGAGCAAGGTGACTCAGCGTCCTCATCCTGATAAATGGTGATTCTATACTCGCCGATTTCTTTCTTTGCAAATTCGTAACTCATATCTAATATCATTTAAATGGTTTAACATTGAATATCCCCATGCTAGGGGATATTTTTAGGCTAATGTTTCCTCAAGAAGAGAATCATACTCTTCCTCTGTAACACCAAGATCGTCAGCGCTCATCACCTGTTTAAGCATCCAAGGATAAACTTTCTGCTTTCCCTCGCGCTCGGCAATATACTCGTCTATTGCGCACACGATATCAAGGTCTGATGATATATCGACATCACGTCTATCTGGCACATCTGAGAATCCTCTCGTAACTGGAAACTCAAATGAGAATCCCTCTGCAATATCAGGCATAGGAATATCGGAATCAGGATTCTGTTTCCATGCGTTGAAAACCGAGGCATATTCTTTCTGCCACTTGCAATACTCTTCGTAATCGTATGCGTGAGCCGTCACGTGACCATTCTCCTCGCTGATTGTCAATTCTACAGCATAAGGGAAATCGGTTGAATAATACGGCTTACCGAAAGCGCGACTTGAATACATACACTTGAATGTGTCAATCCAATCACACACTTTGCAATCTATATCGGTCTTGTCCTCTATAGAATCGGCATACTCATTAATCTCCTTGACTGTAAGCTTGTACTGAATCTTGTAAAATAGCTTTTCCATAATTCATCTGTTTAATGGTTCATAATGGTTCCCCACATTATCGTGGGGAGTTTTAGGCAGAAACAACGAAACTCCAATAGGTTTTGTAGAAATACTTGTACGCTTCAAGCTCGTCCGTCTCTGGAACTTCTGATATTTCAAGCTTTCCGGTGTCCTTGCGTAAGTCGGCAACGGAAAATAAACCGTCGTGCGTCCACTTGATAAGATCCACACGTCTTGCTGAATTCTCTACAGACTCGACGATTTCACACTTCAGCAAATCGTCATTCAAAATTTTCTCTAAGTCACTCATAATTCTGTAATCTTTGGTTAATAGAAATCCCAATTCCTGCTACAGAATTGGGAAATGTTTGGCTTAGAGCTTGTCGATATTCCAGTGTTCTATCTGAAACTCGTAGTCTCGATTGCTCGTACACTGCGACTGCATAATATCTCTCAGCTGTCTTACCTGCTCGTTAGTCGCGCCTTTCCAATGCGCCGCCCAACAGCATTTTTCTACAGAACTTCCTACAAATACCACCTCCATACTATTTGAGGAGTGCCAGCTGTCACATTTGTATAAAATATAGATTTCTTTCATAAGGCGAATTAATTATAATTACACATTATTTCTGTCTCGCCGATAATTTCATCACAATACTTGCAGCGATGGCACATTATGTAGCCTTTTGCCAGCAATTTGCTGAACTTCGGATATGGGCATTTCTCACCCATACCGGCTCTCGTAATCTCAATTTTAATCATATTCAATCTGTATTGGTTAATAGAAATCCCCACCCGTGAGAGTGAGGATTGGTTTGGCTTAATACAGAAGAGCTCTGAAACAAAGCTTGTCGCTTATTACACCATCTTTCTGTAGCCCGTCCTTCCAGTCATTGAAAGTCATGTTCAAGTCAAGGTTGAACTTTGTCTTCTTGCCAGTGTAGTCGATACCACACTCGTCGCAAAACAGCCAGAATGCTTCACGAAGCTGCTTCTGGTTTGTGATCTGATATTTATTCGCCATAATTCAAATAATTTATCTTGGTTAAACAATAGAAGGCACGCTCAGACATGGGCGCACCTTTTTAGGCAAATACTACTCTTCTTCATCTTCATCCTCTTCCTCTTCTTCGTCTTCATAGCCTTCTTCTTCGTCAAGGCAATAATAGCTGTCCAGCTCATCTGTGCCGGTATAACCTTCAGACGTACACTGCTCGTAGTTACGAAGTCCTTTTTTAGCGTAAATTACATCGTTCATTGTCTCTTCAGTCCAGCCATTGATGCTCGTGACAAGTTGAAGCTCGGATTCTGTGGCGATATTATTGTCGATAATAAACTCCCACAACATAGATTCTATACTTTTGCTCATATTCTTTGAATATTTAGTTAATAATTGTACCTACGTGTCTCCACGCAGGATTTTTGGCTTAGCGCTCCTCTACTTTCACGCTCACAGCATAAGGCAGGTTATCTCCGTCAACCTCCTCCCATTCATACTCAACGATTGTGCTCATGTATCTGTTCTCCATCTTGTGGATGGCGCCATCTATAGTTCTCTTACTGATGGTGCATCTCGTCTTCTCGACCTTGAACTTGACGTGAGCCATGTATCCGTCATTAGTGAACTCAACGAGTCCTTCTCTTCTCGCAACTGCCACACATCCGTGGAATGCGTTAATGAACACGTACTTTTCTCCATCGAAATACACGTCAACGCGCGTATTGTTCTCTGTTCTCTTTATATACTCCATATCTATTGTATTTTTGGTTCAACATGGTTTCTGTGCAGATAGACTGCACAGAATGTTTGGCTAGAATTTGCGATGGCGCATATAGGCACGCTCGATTTCCTGAGCTTTTCTGTCCACTCGTGCCGTACGTCTGAAATACTCGCTCTTGTCGAGTTTCTTTCTCGCACACTCTTCGCTGATAACTGCCTTGTGGCTCGCTACGAGCCTTGCAAGGAACTTTCTGTCTTCTTCTGACATATTCTGAATTTTATTGGTTAATAATTGAAGCAGGACACAGGACGTGCCCCGCAGTTTTGGCTAGAAGTTGTATATTTCCTTCTTGCGAGTCTGACAATCCATGTAGAAAACTTTTGCATCAGGGTGTTTCTGTAGAATGTCGTCAGCGTTATTATATACACTCTCGATAGAATGACACCAGCAATATCTCTTCTCTTTCCCATCTACTTCGTAGTAGACATAATATCCGTACCATATAAAGCTGTACAGATTTCTATTTACGAATTTGATAAAAGAATAGCAAATGTTGGCTCCCATTATGTGCATATTTACATAATCTTCCTTTGACTCTCCCAAAGTTTTGGCACACATCAAACGTATGCGCTTTTCTCCAGGATATTCAATGTAGAAAGAAGTGTAAATACCCTCGTTTGAGCCGAAATCGGTAATAGAGTATATTTCAAACGTCTCTTTCTTGATTTCGGTCTCATCATCATAGCTAGGAGAGAAATAGTCAAGCTTTGCGCTATTCTCAAATCCACCCTGCACGATGTAATCACACAACAACTCTCCCAATTTGCGTGGAGAGTAAGGTCTCTCAAGACCTGCAACTTTCTTCTTACTCATAATATATTCTGTTTTGGTTAATAGCAGGCAGCACATTATCGTACTGCCCAATTCTGGCTAGAGATTGTACACCGGAGATTCTGAAGCATTCAGGATAGAACTGCCGGTGAGAATGGAGAACGCACAAGGGTCGAAACCATCGATTTTCTTCATGCTCTCGATATGCTTCTGAATTTCTGCTCGTATGGATGACAGACTCAATCTGCCATCAACTGGCAAGATAGAATCCATACCAGTCATTTCCACGATACTGAAATCATCTGTAAATCTCATGTTCACAAGGTCAAACTTGTTAATCTTGTGATAAAATTGTACCCATTTACTCATAATTCTACATTTTTGGTTTGTAGGAGAGGGAGATAAAACTCCCTCAGTTTTCAGGCTAAGTACTTCTTGAGAAATTCTGCAAGCTCGTTGTATTTCTTGTCAATTTCCTCACGGCTGTCTACGCAGGATAGAATCAGATACTTAGTATCCAGATCTTTCTCGCCTGTTTTGGCACTCGCATGCGCGGAGATATATTCTCCATTTGTGCCTACAGCTACACCAAAGTACAGTTTCTCGTCACCGAACGTGTCACGCTGAATCTCCTGTAATCTAGGCAGGATCGTGTTGCGCAGATAATCTCTGCACTCTTCCCATTTAGGGTACTCTAATTTCTTCATAATCTTAAAATATTGGTGAATAGTATGCGTGACAAATGCCACGCACATTTTTCAGCCCATGCACAGCACCGCTATCTCCGAGAAACTTTTGGAGATAGCCTCCTTGCTACGATAATCTCTGTAGCCTCTAGTATTGTTGTTGTGCCACTGGCGTGCAGCAATTTTAATTTTCTCCATCTCGTGGAGCAATGCACGTTCGAAGTTCTTTTGTGATTTTCTGTCTTGCATAATTCTTCCGTTTAAATGGTTTAACATAGTATGCCCAGGAAAATGCCTGAGCACATTTTTGGCTACTCGTACTTGTTGAGCATGAAAATCATAATAACACCATCGCCATTCTGGAGAGTCTGGCACTTGTTCTCGTCATTCATTATGCTTTCGCATATTCTCTCAAAGAACGGATATGGGTCTCCGTCAATACTCTTGTAATACAATGCCATGTACGTACCAGGGATGAGAGGATAAGAATCCTCAGGATCTCCGCCGAATACGTCACACGCCTGTGTATCAATCAGAACGCGACGTACAGAGAAATTTCCCTCAACTTCCTGTGCATCCATTCCACGCAAGAGGTCGATAACCTCATTCTTGCTCAAATCTTGCTTTAATATTCTATCCATATTTCTCTAATAATTTGGTTAATACTAGATACCGCCCGAATATCTCCAAGCGGTAGTTTTGGCTAGTCACAGATATCCTCTATCTGCTGATGGATGGCATCTATCATTATGCAGATAATAAATATCCCGCACATTTCAAGAACCGCAGAATATAACACTGCTTGAAAATCTCCAAGCACAAATCCTACGATGGCAATGAAACCACACACGAAACTTGTAACTAATACGAGCGCAGCAGATAGCACGCCCTTTCTTACGATATACTTTTCCATAATTCTCTTGTTTAACTGGTTATATTATCGTACTGCCCAAATTGAATGAGCAGTTTTTAGGCTGAATGTTTCCAAGCACAATTATCGTACTTTCCAAATCTCTCACGCTCCAGGCAGTACGAAACTTTCCAAGCGGAGCGTGGATCGCCACAGCTCTCTGAAGAACCATCTGCCAATTATCGTACTGCTCCAGAATATTCCAAGCAGAATTCCGTAAAGAATTCCAAGCAGAATTACGATAATATTCGTACTTGCCAAGCAGATGAATATTGGCGATGTCTGAATAAATCCAAGCACAATTATCGTACTTGAATAAATAATCTGTCTTGCTTTCATATCTATATTTAATTGGTAATTGTTCCGTAGCCACACACGACAATTATCGTACTGGCTACGGATTTTTAGGCTAGAAACAGAGCTAGAGTATTATTGCGCCACGAGATAAACTCCACACGATTGTATATGGTCTGTCTGTCTGCAATAATTCTCTCCATCATTCTCTGTCCTCTGCAATCGAAATTCTGTATCATAATCTATATGTTTAAATGGTTTGTAATTGTAGGGCGGAGATTTCTCGCCGCCCCGTTAGCCAGGATGTGCATCTTTGCACCACGTTTTATCTTTATCGTCTTAACTACGTGGCTCACACCCTACAGATTTTATGCTTCTGCCAGCAGCTTGTTTGTTTCTGAGGAGATAAATCTCGCACGGATGACAAGCAACCGATTTCAGAAAGTGTGTTTTATATTCGCCAGCCCACACTTTAAAAACTCTGGGCGAATATGATGTGCAGGAAAATCCCTGCAACGGAAACCACTCCACGTGCCATCCAACACGCAGCCTTTCAGGATATCTCGTATCCCTTAACCCGCAGCCAACGGGATAGAATATGAATTATGATTTCTCAGCGGTCAAGCGTATTGTGTACACGTACACTTCACACCTGCTAGGCGTGGCTCGTTAAATCTCCCGTAACACATAAATGTGTGAGATATGGACCACCCGCAAAACACACGCCTTTCTTGTTTGTGTGACACGCCTTACAGATTTCTCTGTCGGTCCCGGCAAACACATGAAATATAAATCTCATGCGCTCGCTACCAACCACACGATTTGCCTTCGGTCCTCGCAAATCCGTTCGCGTCTGTTCACCTAATAGGATTCGCTCTCGTGCCTGGCTCCGTATATCTCAAGAGAGAAATGTACGTCGCTTTTCGTGTGCGGTTCGTGTCACACGTACCGACCACGATACGTGTGCGCTTCCTAGTTTTGCTATTAGTTCACATATACGATATATACACCATATATAACAAATATATGCTACTTAGCCCGCTTGCCACATCACGGCTGCAAATATAAGCGGGTTAAAATAAAATAGATACTAGAATATTTGAAACATTATTTTTTGTGTTATTCATTTTATTTTTCCTACATCATATATTTTGTATGTATGTAGGGTATGGAGATAGAAATTAAAGGGCTGATATATAGGTACACAAAAATAGGGCTAACGTTAGCCGAATAACTAACGTTAGCCCTATTAATTGCAATTACTTACTACCTTTTGCGCTTTTTGGCTTAGTACTACCTTTTAGCGGTGTGATTGGTGTGTTCATTACGTTTGCAGCGTCTTCTTTGCTCAAAGATACGGCATTTGTAGCGTATTTGTGGTAAAAATTAATTTCCACTCTGTTAGGTGTTTGTTGATACGGCTCAATTGGGATAATATCTACCTTTTTGCCGTTTTTCAAAACTTTCTTTTTAGTCTTGAAACGCACGCCTAATTTTGCCCAAATTGCAATCTTTTCGCTTTTAGTGCAATTTGCGAGTGCTGAAAATAATAGCTCATATTTGCGATAAATGCTCATATCTGCAAATTTTGTGGCTATAAATTGGCTATCGTTGAAAGAAATAATTTCCTTTACTCTAGCTAGCACAATTTCAATTCCGCCGCCGTCTTTTATCTCCTTTTTGTGCTCGCTTAAAGCGGTTGCATACAAAGAAGAAACAAAAGAACGGCATTTTTGCACCGTATCAAGCATTAAACCATTAGGTATTTTATAAATGCCTAATTTATCTAAATACTCAGCGGTGAAAAATTCACTATCGGGCATTTTGCTAATGTCTGCTATAATATTAGTTACAATAATATCAGCCCCAAATTCTTTACAAATATGTGGGCTAATTTGCTTCTGATATTCTAAATCAGCGGCTTCTTTTGCACGCATAGCAAATACAAGCGGGTCGGCTAAATCGTTACTTTCTTTAATAGATTTAACGAAATTTGCAGCCACTTTCTTTGCGTCTTTTTCGTCTTCTGCAAATGTTACATTATCAAACAAATAAGAGTCTGATACCTTACTAATCACTGCATTACTTAATACGTTTGCACTCTTTAAATTTACTTTCTTTTCCATAACTTAAAATAATTGTGTGCCATACAGATAAAGCATACCTATATAGTACGGGTTAAAAAATAGTGTTCCAAAATTTCAAAGATACGATAGCCATTTGTTGGCTAATGTGCTGCTATCTTTCAAACAGCACTGCAAAGGTACAAACTTTACTTTAAATACTTGTAAAGAAAACAGAAAAACTTTGTTGGTTTATGCTTTTTTAACTCTTTTATAACTTACTAGTATTTAGATATATTTGCGCTTTATAGTCTTCTAGTATGGAATATAGCTAAAATGTACTTTATTTGCCGTTTAAGGGCTTTTTATTGCTTTTGTGATAGGGTTAGTAAGTAAGCAATAATAAAACGTCTTAAAACGCAAATTTGGGCTATATCATCAAAAGCGGAAAATGTAATAGGTATTACAAAATATAGTCTTCTATCTTTGCACTCTTTTTCTGTTTAAGATATTAATAACCAATCGCAAAATAGCTAGAATAATATATAACAAAATATATGTTTTATAACATACCAAAATAGGTAATAAGATAGTACTAATTATATGTTATATAACATATTCTAGGTAATAATACACTACAAAATAGGGGTAAATTCTAGAAAATAGTTAAATTCTTATAACTACCTAATAATCAGTTATTTAGATAGTGTAATTTTACACTATAGTATTTTAATGTTAGTTTATGCTAGCAAAATAAGGGTGAAATAATATACAAAGGTATGGAAATAAAATACAAGCTAAATGGTTGATTATTAGAAGGTTACAAGAATTTTAGGATATTATAAACCAACATTTTTAAATGTAAAGAAAATGCACCCGTTTTTGTAGTTTATACTATATAAACCAACCGCAAATGTAATATCTTTTAAATAAAGACCCCCACACCCCCTTTGCAGCCCCAAATCAGCGCGGTAGTCACCTCATCTAAAAATTTTTTCTTCCGATTTTTCGACCCTCTTGTAAATTAAACTTACTTCGCCTTCGGAAAGTATATTTATGCATATTCATACACTCACCTATTTTTAACATTTGGCAACATTAATCCTTACTTTGGTGAGCAAAACCATAAATGTATATCTATTATTCATTAAATGTACTCCTATAATGTATATTTATATCCTTTATTTACTATGGTTATAGGATGTATTCATTATATTTTTCGTATCTTTGTATTGTCGTATTATTATAGAGTCGACTTGTTGTAAGGGTGATCAGAGACGTGTATATCTTTCTGAAAGCCCCTGTTTATCGGGGTTAACCCTACACAATAACGGAAAATTAATGTTATTATTGTGCATAAATGGAAAATGGTATAGCTATAGACACGTTGCATGCCCAGCTCCTGGAGCTTTCGAGGCGTGAAGAGTACGGTTTCGATATGCTGAGGGGTCAGGACTGGGGCAAGGCGAATTCGGAAAAGTACAACAAGATGAAGTCCTCCTTCATCAGGTCGATGAGGATGCTTGCGAAGAAGGCTCCGGTGAAGTACTACGGAGGTGCTTACTACATGTTTAACGGAAAGATATACGAGGCGGTTCCGAAGATAGTCCTGGAACAGGCCTACCAGCTGTTGCTTCTCGACCTGACAATGGCTCCGATGCTCGGAATCAGCACGGTGATGAACAAGTCGTTCATTGACGTGATAGAGTGCTACAACATACTGAGACCTACCTTCGATATCGTCGCATTCGCCAACGGAGTGGTTGACTTCGGAAGCGGATTGCAGTATCCGAGGGTAATGCCATTCTCTCCCGAGTACCACGTCACGTACTATCATCCCTACGACTACAATCCGAAGGCGAGGTGTGACAGGTGGCTGAACTTCATTCACGAGGTTCTTCCTGACAGGACATCGAGGATGATCCTACAGATGTTCCTCGGACTGGGACTGATACAGAGAGGTACGGCGTACAATCCGTACGAGGGAAAGGAGTCGTCGAAGGTTGAACTCTGCCTTCTCCTTATAGGTACTGGAGCTAACGGAAAGAGTGTCATTTTCGACGTTGCCTGCAACATATTCGGCAAGGACAGGATAAGCAAGATGGACTACGCCGACCTCACTGCCGACGGAGACGAAGGAATGAGGGGAAGGTATCCTATCAGGAACGCCATCTTCAACTGGTCTTCCGATTCTGATCCGAAGAAGTTCGGAAAGAAGAACACCGGAATGTTCAAGAGACTCGTGAGCGGCGAGCCTGTCCCGATGAGAAAGCTCGGAAAGGATATCCTTGAGGGAAACTCAATCCCCTACCTCATCTTCAACCTCAACGAACTTCCGTTCCCCGATGACGCATCGCTCGGATTCATCAGGCGCTTGCAGTACGTGAGCTTCGACGTGACAATCTCCAAGGAGAGGCAGGACCCGGAGCTTGCCAGCAAGATCATCCGTGAGGAGCTGAGCGGAGTGTTCAACTGGATATTCCGTGGTGCGATGGAGCTGAGGAAGAGGAAGTACCGGTTCCCTGCGGCTGAGGGAAGCAGGAGACAGCTGCTCATCTCCCTTCTCGGAAGTAATCCTGTCTATGCCTGGATAAGGGCGTACGGAATGAGGTACAGCCCCGAGGCGAGGGGCGAGATTTCGGAGTGGCTCCTTGCGAAAGACCTTTATGAGAGGTTCGTGGAGTTCTGCAAGGCCAACGATGTCGAGGATAGGGAAATCCCTACCATCCAGAAGTTCGGAAGGGACATGAGCGAGAAGTACCGGTTCTTCAAGAAGAGGTCGCAGGGCGGAATGACCTATCAGGTTTACGGCGCACAGATGATTGACCTGAAGCAGGAGCTTCTCATCAATGACGTGAAGAATAAATTGCGTGGTGAGGAGGACATCAAGCAGCCGGAGAGCTTCATTCAGCCTGATGATTAAAGAAACCGGTGGCCGCAGGGCGGTGGGACATGCCTTCGGACATAATTCCCGGGCAGACGGGAGGGAGATCCCGGAGAACAGGACGTTAAACAGTGTTTCATTCAAATGTTTGTAGATTATGGGAGAAGAACGTAATTTTGAGTTTTTTATAGGCGACTGTCAGCTTCCTGCTGTTGTTTCGCCAGAGTCAACAATATGGCTGCTACCTGCGGACTCCAACGAAGAGCAGGTATCTGGTTCTATTAAGAAGTATGTAGATAAGGCTGCTGAATCCGGCTATAGAATGTCTTCTTGCAGGTATGGAAATATCAGTTGTGAGTTCACCCTTGATGTTGAACGCGGTGAAGGCTTAGACGAACTTCTGCTCGAAATCCTCTACGGCGACAGAATCCGGAAAACCATTGAACGCCTTAATTACGAATGGCTGAAGAAGATGTGGAAGGCTTCCGATGACGATTTTCGAGTATTCTGGTTTGAACAGATACGCAAAAAGTTTGAGGAGCACGAGGATCAAAATGGATTAAGATGGCAGATATGAGAAGACTTCACAATCCTAATAAAGTTCCGCCGTTCAAGCCAGACCCGGAGCATTGGACTAAGAAGGTTCATTCCTGGAAGGCGAAGGTCGCATACGAGACTGAGGATGATGCTTGGGAGTTTCTGTATCAGAATCCGAGGTTGAAGGCACTTGGTTGGCATCCTTACTTGTGCAAGGTTTGCTCAAAGTGGCATATTGGTAGGTTACATAATTAATGATTATGAAAAAAGAAGATAGACTTAAAATATATCGCAAATACGATGGGCATTGTGCTTATTGCGGCAAGAGTATAGAGTATAAGGATATGCAGGTTGACCATCTTGTTCCGAAGAATCGAGGGTGTTACTCTCGGTGGAGCAACAAGGCGGGAAAGTTTGTCGTATCCCATGGCGATGATTCCATGGAGAACTATATGCCATCTTGCAGGTCTTGTAATCTTCGTAAGCGTGATATGAGTTTGGAACAATTTCGCTCAGAGATTACTAAACAGGCTAAAGGATTGCTTAATGGTAAGGCTTCTTTCCAAGTAAAGATGTCGCTTGCTTATGGGTTAATCGAAGAGCACTTTGATAGACAAATTGAGTTCTACTTTGAGAAATTTAAATAGTTGAGAATATGAAGAAGTTTAAGAAGTCGATAGAGATTAGCACAGAGAATATTTCAGATGTTCTTCAAGTGCCTATTGTTACTAGTGTATACAAGACCAAGTTATATAAATATCCGCTTACAGAAGGTCGTAGTAATCCTTATGATGCTTTATCAGTGATGTATGTTCATATTGAAGGTATTAAAAGCGATTTATGTATTGATCAAGGAGACGTTCTTGCTCTAGACATTTGTGATACTTGGTATACCTTTTCAAAAGCAGGGTGGGAGAAACATAAAAACGATGAGGTATGAAGAAGAAAGGATATTACGAATACGAAAACGGAATCTACCCTTTGAAACTTTGGGTACACATCGGTAAAGACTTGAAAGAGCTGATAGATTCATGTTTTGACAAGTGCAAGGCTCCCGATATTGATTACGGCGGCGTTACGTATTCCGATGCTGTCAGAAAGAGCGACAGAAGGCGCGGCGTTCTTGTATCGTTTCCGTGTCAGAAGGTTATGTCGATGAACTATTGCTGCCACGAAGCCTCTCACGTCTGCGATGCCATCGAGGAATATACTGACTTGGAACACGGCGGCGAGCCTTCTGCCTACTTGATGGGTTGGATTGCTTCTTGCATCAACAATGCTCGTTTGGGTATTGGAGATTTTATTGAGATTGAGAATGATGAAACTAATTAGCAAAGAAGAAGTGAAGAAAAACCATAAGGACATTCTTGGTTTGGATTTGTTGTTTGCGGAGAATTTTCCTCCATATAGTAGATTTTTGGAAAAATGTTTAAATACTTAAAATACATCATGTACGTCGGCATCTGTGGCTACGTGCATACAAAAGGAGAATAGCGTATGAAGCCGATTATAGTAATTGACCTTCCTTTGGGAATGGGTATTGATAGAGAAATTACAGAGCCTTATGGCTATGATTTATTCTACGGAGATGAAAATATCGAAGCCCAGTGGAAGAAACTGGAAGAACTTCGGGAAACTGGTGGTGTTATTGTTGTTCAACCAAGCCATACTAGTGCGGTTCGCGAGATCCTTAACCCTTATATTGGTGAGGATGGATTTATCAAGGAATGTGGTTTACGAAAGGTTCACACAGAAGAACATGGTGATTTCTGTATTATCCTTTATCACAACCCGTCAGAGGTTATGGCTCTTAGAGCATTTTATTTGAATAGTAAAAAGAAATAGCTTATGATTAGAATAGAAGATATTAAGATAGGGTCTGTCTTGCAGATTACGAAGTGTAATTTGATAAAGATTGCAGGCTCGGTGTTTGCTGATAAAATAGACCCATTAGGCTCTATTGATAGGATTCAACATATCAAAGTTATCGATATAGCTATAACGGATAAAAAATGCGAAATCGTAGCATTCTTTAAACCCGATTTAGCAGCAGCTTGTGTGGATATAGTTGATTTGGCGATGTATTCTATTTTCTCGGATTTTAAAGAAACACCAATCAAAAAAGAATCCGAGAAGAGTGATGCCGACCGATTCAAGGAAATCACCGACAAGATGATCGATACCTACAAGTGTAAAAATCACGATTACGGGAATGCTTTTTCCGAAATGTATGACGAGCTTGGTATCAACTATGGCTACGGAAAGGTACGAGAGAAAGTGAAACGTTTCAAGACGTTGAAGGATAATGAGGCGCAAGTTGCTAATGAGCCATTGGAAGATGCTCTTCTTGACTGCGCTAACTATTGTATCTTGACATTGATGGAATATCAAAAACGTAAGGAACATGGAGCAGACTAAATACACTTGTAAGGATTGCGTATTGTTGAATGACGAAGATTCTGAGTTCCCATATTGCTTGGGCAAAGACTTATATACAGACGCAAATCCTGACGATGATGCTTGCGGAGACATTATTCCGCTAGTATATACTTGCAAGGATTGTTTCTTCTTCAAGGATGGGGTTTGTAATAACCCTAATGAGATTAGGGTTACTTCTGAGGAGAATCCATCTTGCATAGGTTTCGAGTATAAGGAAATAAAAGTTGAACTTTAAAATATTGTTATCATGGCATTACCATTTGGAAAGACTATCAAGACAAGACACTTCACCGTGCTGAAGTTCAGTAAGAGCTTGTCGAAGAAAGAAGTTGCTTCACTCAGAGAGGATATTCCTGCTGAGATTAAGAAACATTTACAGAGAGGCTCGTTGCCTTTCATTAAGATTGCGAACATTGCCGGCACATGGGGAATCGAGTACTCTATCGGTACATCCATGTACGCTGCACTCGATGAATGTGTTCCTGTTGCTGTAGGAGACCATTACGAGTTCTCCAAGGATGATGGAAACATCATCGAGGCATTTGCCCAGCTTATGTATGCGGATACATCGTTGCCTGGCGATGCAGAATACACGGCAGGTAAGTTGAAGCTCCGTGACGAGTACATTGCCCGTGAGTCTGCGAGACTGAACGCTGCTGCCGATGAGGGTAAGACAGAAGAGCAGCTTCGTAAGGAGAGCGATGAGGCCGTACAGGAAGTCATCGACCGCGACAAGCACGCCGAGACTCTTCTTGAAATGGCAGAGCAGATTAAGAAGGAAGGAGGCAAGGATGAGCGATAAATTGCTTGAGGTTGTTCAAGACCACACTTCCCTAGTACAGGCACTTCAGTTCATTTTGGAGGCCGCAGAGACGAAGAAACTGCCATCATACGGAGTTCTTCCTACGTTTAACGACGATATGCTTGAAGATCAGGTGCGAATTGCACTTGAACTCATCACCGGAGAGAAGTATCCCTGATTGAGTTTATATTTTTCTTCTACTTTCATAATATAAAAGTGAGGGGTGGTATCTGTGAAGACACCACCCCTCGTAACCAATTAAACAGAATTACGAACAGCAGAACGAATCTGTGAACGTATATCTGCCTGCAAAGGTACTTGGTTTTGCAGAAATTCTAGTAAAACAAAGTTACTTTAACACGAATTTAACTATTTCTTCTTCTTTTGAAAGGTCGCCTGACCATTTTTGAAGATAATGCAGTCCTCGCAGCATCTAGGCATTGATAGAGGAATGTAGTAGTGGACCACATTGTTTTCTGTATCAATCTCGTCCTGCTTAATCTTAGAATAGTCTGCTATCATGGCTGTCGTCTTTTGCCACTCTGGAGAGCCAAATTTCTGCTTTCGCTGAGCTATAACGAGGTTTCTCAGAATCTCTTCCTTTGAGGTAGCCTTAATAAGCTCCTCCTGTGTAAGTTCGTCGCTATTCTCGTTCTTCGCTTTCTTGCCCTGCACCTCTGCGATTCTCTTCTGGACGGACTCTTGGGCTTCGAGCTTGTTCATCTCTCCTTCAAGGAAAGACTTATCCCAGTTGAATCCTTCTCCCTGAAAGGCGATTGCCCAACAATCCCTCATTGGCATTCCTGAACCACGGAGACTGGCGTAGATGTAATAGCGAGGGTCTTTCATCTTAAGAGCCTTCGCCTTCTTGTACGTATCGACGGATAGCGTGTATCCTTTTGTTTCTTCAATCATAATCTTATTTCTTTTTATTATCCTTGAATGCAAATACTGTGTAGCAACAACACGAAACGTGGAATGGAGGATATGGATCTTTGAAAGAATGGATGCCAGCATCGGCTTCATTTTGGCAGATTTCGCACGGATAACTGCTTCCTCTCTTGACGTAGAACCCGATAGCCTTGTTCTCCTGCCCATACTCCTGCTCTGCCTGTCCCCACGCTAAAGCAATCACCTGAGAAGCGTTTCTTACGATGTTCTGATAGGCGTTCTTGTAGTAGCCCTTTCCGTAAGAAGGAACATCGATGTTGATATCCTTTCTCTTCGCCTTGGTGATGACTGATGTGTGATATGGGTCTTTATAGCCTGTGCGGATGGAAGACAGGAGCTGCTGGTCTGAATATCCCATCAAGGTTCCTGCCTTGATCATCCTTACAATATCTTCCGCAAAGTTTCCGAGATAGACAGCGTTTCTTTCAGATGTAGTCTTTCCGTAGATGTCGCTGACGAGAAACGATTCTATATTTTCGCTGTCAATCCCGAGAATCTTGCATGAAGCCTTGGAGTAGGCAGAGATGTAGCTGTTGATACTCTCCTCTGCCTCAGCAGTAACATTCTTGGCGTAAGAGAGCAGGGCTGACTCGTTTGTGAGCCTGCCCGCACCTCTGTATCGCTTACTTGCGGTAATTACCTTCTGTGTCGTTTTCCAGAGGATATCAGCAACATGGTCCTCGCAGTTTCGGATTGCCTGCAAGCGCTTCCTGCTGTAATCGACAGAACGTTTTAATTCATCCATAGGCTTACTTCTTTACGGTCTTCCAGTTGTTACGGCCCGGCCAGTTGCCGTTCTCATCCCAGTCTGTCCCGCTTTTGTTCGGTCTGCCAGCGCCACGACCAGTACGTACGTTTCCGCTGCCTCCATTCTGAATATTCGCCGTTGCCCTCTCCTCCTCGATAGCATTCTCTGTCTCATTATCCGCACGCTGAATATCCATAAGAAGGTCTTGCTGGTCCTCCTCTTTCTTCTCTCGTAAGATACGCTCCCACTCGGCATTCTTTGGGAAGTCAGGACAACGCTCCGATGCAGTCTGCTTCGATAGGAATCCGTTCTGAACGGCAGTTGCAAGATTTGTAAGAAGTTCCGTCTTGTTCTGATGTGTATAAGGCTCAATCCATGCATTGATATCGAGACCAACAATAGAAGCCGTCGCATTGTTCTCGTGGCCGATTCCAAACTTAGCAATTTCTACCAGCTTATCAAGGAATGGCTGCAACTTCTGAGAATCATTCATGGCTACCTCTAATGCAGGAGAATAAAGAAGCTTGATGGCTACACCAGGGAGGTCTCCTGACTTCAGCTCGGGAGGTTTTACGGTAAATGACAGCTCATAGATGAGGTCATACGACTTGTTGAGCTGGGTCGCAAAAGCTTCTGATGCATCGGTTCCATTGAGGAATCCCGCATCGTTATCCTTGCTATTCATAGCGATAACCTTGGCGGCTCCAGTCATATCGTCGCCCGAAATGGTAATCTCCTCACCATCACCCTTTACGTAGAATACAGGGAAAGCGTACGCCTTGTTGTTCTCGCAAAGATACGAGAATGCCTCCTCGTAATCTTCGATGTTCTTCTGAACATTGGACCAGCATGGTCCCTCATCATTTCTGATGTATGCAACCGGAATTGAATTGAAGTGATGTTCTTTCTTTTCGGCAAGAGCATATCCGTTCATTCCGAACAATCCCTTAATGAGGTTCGCTGCCTTCTTAGTTACGCTCTTTTTACCAACATCATTTCTGAACCTATAATAATAGGTATCATCCCAGACCTCAACCCACTCGATCTGAGCGTTTCCGTCTTCATCCAAGTCGTAATACTTGCGGGCGAATACAGAGAGTTCTCCTGTTATTGAATCGTAATGCGGGTAGAGATAGTCTCCATTCTTGAATGACAGAACCTTAACTCCGAACTTTCCTTTGTCGATATAGCCGACTGCGGCGGTTTCTGCAACGATCATGTAAGAGCTTACCGCTTCAAAGAACGCAATCTCCATATTGTGCATAAGCCATCCCTTCTTGAAGACATTGAGGTTCTTCTGGGATTCCTCTTCCTCTTCAAGCTCATCTGTGCTGTCTGCGAGCTCGAACTGAATGTCGTTTCCGGTTAGGTGTAAGGTGTGTTTTGTTGCGATAACCTGTTGGAAAGCAAATGCGCATCTTGTAATAGGCTGCAAGTAATAATGATTGCCGGTAGAAGGATCTTCCGGGTCCCAATCAGGATTCTCCTTGATTATATCCGGATACGCATTCTTGTCCCAGATTCTGTGTCCGCTTGTGAAGTACTCACGAAGAAAGTCGGACTGGGTTTTTACTCTCCATACACAAGGGTCGTAAGGCATATTCTGCATACTCCTATCACCAACCTTGTCGGAGAAAGTGCCATGACTCATGTATCCGTCAGGCTTAAGCTCGTAGAATGGCTTCTTTACGAGTATTTCTCTAAAATTTAAATTCTCCATAATCCTTTTACCTTTTTATGTTTCTTTTTTGTTAAACTGAATATCATTACGTAGAACCAAGATTCAAAGAAGTCAGGCGAGTGCCCAACATACTTCTTGGCAATCTTCTTAGGCAATAGCTTGAATCCCCTATCGTCGCTGTTCTCGTCGCGCCGAAGCATCTTTCGCTCCTTCTGAAGAATCTGTCTGAGAGGGACCTTGTCGAATCCGTTTCCAGAATACTTTCTTTCGAGCAGGGACGAGTCGATGGAAATCTGCTTCTCTTTTATCATCTTGTAGAATAGCCATGCACACTGAGACTTCAAGTCTTTGTATAGGTATTTGATACCTGCTTCTTCTTGATGATTCTGAGGGATAGGTGCTGCCTGGTTGTTGAATGGGATGGCATCCTTGAAGAATCCCTTGAAATACTGGCCTATACCCTGCATATCGTAAGTAAAGTTGCATTCCTGCACACCCCACTCTCTTAGCTTGGCCTCAACTACAGAAACGAGCGTCTTAGGGTCCAGCCTCAACACAACCAAGTCCTTACAATGCCATCCTTCCCAAAGCCACATCACGAAGTTATCGCCGCCGGTGAATGCGACATCGGCAGAAGCTCTTCGCTTTCCATCTCCTGTCTGTTCGGCGTTATCGAAAATTTCTTCAAGGTCTTCCATTTTGATCATGTCATCGCCGGCAGCTTTCCAGTTCCAGTTGGCTTCCAGGTCTCGCATACGCTGTTCTTCATCCTGCTGGGCAAGGTTGGCGAGATATGAAGCATCGGTAGAGATAAGCTTGATGTTTTCTGATACGTCGGCGCGAACGAATGTTGCCGACTTGATGAACATTTCGAGCTTTGTATAACCAAGTTCCTCATAGCTGTCCTTCCAGAGGCTATCGATAATGCCCTTGCACTGCTCGTATACCTCTTCTCTTGTATCGCCCCAGTAGATTGAGTCCGGCGTATCACCATCCATGAAGCAGTAGCGGATAACTCCATCTCGCTCCGGTATAATGTATCCATTCTCGTCAACCCACCAGTCGATGAACTTTCTCACCCAAGATTCCGGGTCCGGGTTACAGGTAATCCAGAAGCGGTTTCGGATATGCGCTGCGTTTCGGTTGTTGGTCAAGAGGTACTTGAACTTCTTGTATGGACACTGAGTACCCTCATCGATGCAGACATAGGCATACTGGCGACCCTGGAATCGTGTTTTGAAGTCCTGATAGGCTCCAGCATAGTACGAGAATTTGAGCCATCCTCCGTTATCGAAGTTCCAGGTCATGTCATTTTGTGACTTATTGTAAGTTCCAAATTGGGAGAATAATTTATAAGAGTCTGTCACTAAGGACTGTAAGTCGTCTTTTTCGTTACGAAGAATTGTTGCATGAAAATCTGGATTTTTAATATCCTTCAGAACTTCCATTAGGGATGAGAACGATTTGGAGCCGCCTCGCGAGCCGCCAACTATCTTAATATCAGCGTCGATAGACAGCATACGTTCCTGACCGCCACGCTGAGCTATAATCTTCAGCTTGTCGGGATGCTTCTTGTCGGCGTCTCTTAATGATTGGATATACTCCTGAGTGCAAATAGGCTCTCCGTTATCCAATTTTAATCCTGAAAATACATCTTTCTGCATAAATATACAATTAATACTGCAAAAATATACAATTTTTCTTTGATAATTGCATATTTATTCATATATTTGCAAAATAAAAGGTATATTTATACGTTTTTGAGGTGGAAGAACCGCTTCAGGATAACATTTTTAATCAAAAAACAACATGACAAGAGAAGAACTCTTAGCATTGGTCAACAAGGAACTCGGTAGTACCAAGTTGACAATTAGCGAGAAAACCATCAATGAAGAACTTGATGATGTACTCGAAGATTTTGGTGAAGACGAAGCTGCAAACGCCAAGTTGGTAACCAAGGTTACAAATCGCTTGAAACGCATGGACGGCAATCTCCATTCTGACGTTTCTCAGCAAGTTAAGGAATACAAGAAGAAGGCAAGGGAACGCCAGAAGGCAAAGGAATCTGAGTCTGAGGAGGAAGAGCATGAAAATAACGATATTCCTGACGAAGAGGATATGCCTGAGTGGGCAAAGAAGCTCATCGGTGAAGTCAAGAAGGAGCGTGAGGCGCGAGAGCAGAAGGAAGCAGCTGACGCAAAGAAGGCGTTGGTTAACTCCATTAAGGAAGGTCTTAAGGCTAAGTTTGAGAAAGCCAACATTCCATTGAATTCGTTTTTCGTTAAGACAGCGTTGGATAAGCTTGAGATTCCTGATGGTGAAGCAGACATTAAGGATCTTGTCGGTAAGGCAGAGGTTCTTTACAATGCTGACCTCAAGGAAGCTGGCATCAATCCAGACACCAAGCCTCGAAGCGGAGGTGGCGGAGCCGGAGGAACCGGAACCGTAGATGAACACGAGTTCGATGATGTTGCAACTATCAGATCTCGACACAAGCCTAAGGACGAATAAAAATTAGTATTCAGGATAACAAAATTATTTATTGATTATGGGAACAGTTTCTCCTTATTACAGTGAAAGGATGAATGGTAGCGGCTTCTTGCCAGGTCGTTCCCTCATCCAGGCTCGTGGCGAAATCGGCGGTATCCGCTATGTATTCGTCAAGTTGAGTGGCGCCGCAAAGGATGCTTTCCGTACTCCTACAACTGGTGGTAAGTTGCTCAACCCTTTCAAGGGTCCTGCAAAGATTTACGCCGGTGATTTCCTGGAGTATGATCCTGGCATCTATGGCAACGCAGGTGCAACTGTTAAGATTCTTAAGTCTTATCAGTGCGCAAAGAATACAGGTGCTACTGACACAACTCTCCTTATTGTACGTGATGGCTATAAGCATATTCCGTTCATTGGAGACAATATCATGGTGGCTCCTGACGCTCTCGATGGCACAGGCACAGCAGTTACGGTTACAGGTGTTGAGAAGACAACCGAGGCTGGCGCAGACGTATGGAAGCTTACTTTGTCAGCAACACTCGGTGTTGTAGCGAAGGATGCGGTACTCGTTGAGGCAGCAGCTGCCGGCGACGCCCAGAAGCCTATGGTAACCAACCCTAACGGTTATGCTCAGTGCGACTACGACTTCCTGTTCACTCCAGGTGACGATTTCGAGGATGGTGCTCGCTATATGCTTACCCCATTCCTTGCTAACGACGACACCGTTATGTATATCGACAGGATGTCTCCAATCCCTCCTGCAATCAAGGCTCTCAACAAGAGTCGCGTTAACGGATGGTTCCATCTCTAATTATTAACCTTAAAGATTGATTCAGGATTATGGCAAAATTTGATTTTAATAATTCGCGACTTGCCAAGTTCTTCGGTTCTCAGGAGAACACGGCATATTTGCAGAGTTTCCTTGATAAAAAGGAAATCTTCTTCACTAACTACGGTTGGTACAAGACACAGGGACACAACGCTTCGTTCCTGACAACTACCGACAACTATGGCTTGGCAACATTCAACGTTAAGGCTCGTAAGCTGAAGGCAGCTCCTATGGCTGACCTCCGTGCTCCTCTCGGCGATTCTAACCAGATGGACAAGAACGGACACAAGTGGTACACCGCTTCTATTCCGGACTTCATCACTCCTGGTTATGTTGAGACCGCAGTTGAGCGTTACGCACGCATCAAACAGTTCGAGGAATTCGGTAACGATGCCGATATCTTGGCAGACTGGTCTGATGAGGTTCAGACCCGTATCGACTCTGTTGATGCGACAATGAACTTTATGACCGCTCAGTTGATGTCTACCGGTAAGATTGACTACTCAGGCATTGGTCGTGGTATCTCCACTCCACTGCACAAGGCTATCGACCCTATCGAGTATGGCGACAACTTCATCAATGGTGGTGCTAAGAAGTGGGCTGACCCTACTGCTACCATCCTTACCTACATGAAGGAGAAGGAAGCCAAGTATCGTGAGACCCGCGGTGGTTTCGATGGTGCTTTGGTCTGGCAGATGACTCGCAATACATTCTACAATGTATTCTTGAAGAACGCAGAGGTTCGCGAGCTTGTTACCAATTACCGCCAGCTGAACTACATTGCCTCTACCAAGACAATGCCTATCAGCAAGGAACAGTTCATCAAGGCATTCGTTGACTTCGAGGGTGTATCTCCTATCGAGATTGTGACCGAGAAGGAGCGCAACCTAACTCATACAACCGATGAGTACAAGCAGGGTTGGTCTGACAACATCGTTGTTCTCCGTCCTGCCGGTGATGCTTGTGAGTTCGAGCGCACAGACAGTCTCGATCGTAAGTTGATTGAGTATGCTGGTAACAAGGCTATCTCTACCGTGTTCGGTACAACTAACGATGGTCTCGGTCTGCTCATGAACTCAGTAGTTCCTAACGGTAAGTACATGGAGTGGCACACAGACATCATGTTCTCTGCTTGCCCAGCTCTCATAGACTTCCCAGACCATTGCATTATGGACATTACCAAGACTGATTAATTTCGGTCTTGGAACTATTAACGTAACTAGATTGTATGACTATGGATTCGGAGATGAACATTTACACTGTGAACGACTACCTTATTAATAAGGTGAAGTTCGAGATGCCGATGAAGGCTCTGTTGGGCATCATGCACGACAGGGAGCTTGAAAACGGCATCGACCTCGAAGCCTGCGACAAGGACAAGGTGAGACTTGCCTATGCCGACATGCTGAAATGGTTTGTTCTTGGTCCGAGCAAGGTGAATAATACCTCCGATTCCGATAACGGATGGACTCATTCGGGAGGTGGCTATGACATGTCGGACAACGACAGGAGCGAGATGAAGGCAGAGGCTAACGCTATCTATGCGGAGCTGGAGCCTGATTCGATGCTCAAGAAGAAGTCCACCTTCCGGGTGACCTCCCACGGAGTAAAGAGGGCGAATTATTCTCCTTGGGGAGAACCTCTCCCTCACATCATCAAATAAGGCGTATGGAAAAGGAAAACATCAGAAACCCAAGATACCCTCACATCATCAAGATCGTGAGGAAGATCGTCGGAAAAGCCGACCCTGATGACCCGTTCGCCGATGATGATGCTCCAGTTGGTGAGGACAAGGAAATCATTCTCTACTATGGCGAAGGTCGCAGCTACACCGATACCACAACAGAGGGAGACAAGAACGTCGACCAGAACAAGAGGAAGGCATCGATTCCTGTCAGATATGACGAATGGGATGCCGGCAGATGTCCTCTTGACGGCGACACCATCTACTCCACTGTCGGAAACAACACCGAGATAGGTATGGTAAAGGACTGCGAGCCGGATAATAACAGGACTGTTGTATATTGGAATTTGACAAGGGTTTAGATTATGGCGAAATACTTTAGCGGAAAGCGTCTGTCTCTTGGAGCGCAGTTCGAGCATCAGATTAAGCCAAGGGTCGAAAAGCTGGCGTATGACAAGGTGCTTGCGATTATGCAGGAACTTGCTCACAGAACCGTCAACTATTTCAAAGAGAACAGGACGTTCTACAATATCACCGGTAACGCATATACTTCGTTCTATGCAGCAGTGTATTACAAAGGAAAGCTCATTTACATGGTGCGTGCCTCGAAGGGTGAAAAAGCGCCAACGAGAGTTACACTGGCGGAGGGAGAAAAATATAATCTCCCGTTCTACTACGACGGAGGCGAGAACAAGGGCTACACCGGTTCAGTCGGTGGTGGTCACCAGTGGGGTCCAAACCTTATCTACGGACGTATAGGAAAGGTAAAATCTACCGGGAAAGACTGGGCACTCGTTGCGATATGTCCTGTTGAATATGCAGTATTCGATAAGGAAAACCGCATTTTCGAGACAGTTTACAACACATACGAGTCTCTTCCAGATATGTTCGATGCCTGCGTAGTGTACGCCAATAGTTCAACTTTTAACAAACTGTAAGCTATGGTAGATATCAAGCAGATATATTTCGACTTAGGGAACGCCGTAAAGGGTATATGCGACAAGGTGTACCCCAGGAATCGTCCTAAGGCTGTGGATACCAAAATAGGTAGCTACATCGTCGTAAGTGCTCCGTACACAATCAGGAACAACGAGATGAACTACGATGGCTCCTACAACTACTATACTACCACTATCCAAATAGAGGTGTATGTAAGAGATAAGGCCTCCTCGGCGAATCCGAATGGTTTCTGTCCTTCGGAAATGGATAAGAAAGTCAAGGCTGTCCTCGAAAGATTTCCAATTTCAACAGACAACATCATTGTTACCAGGCCGAACATCGCTATTCAGTCCGACGATGGTGCCGGTTTTTCCGTGACGATCATACAGGGAAGGTTACGTACTAGATAAGTATTCAGGTATAACAATTTAAAATATTTTAGATTATGGCTATGACAACTATTGACAAGATGAAGGACATTTTCAATGGTCCTAAGACTCTGCTCTACTCAAAGGCTATTACCGATTTGAGCAAGGCTACAGTTGACATCACCCCAGAGGTCGAGCTTCCGGTTACCGTTGACTCGCTGAAGGCGACTATGGATGACCCAACCATCAACCACTACAAGGTTATCGGTCTTGCTGGTGACTGGGCAACTACCGCAGAGCTCGGCGACTTCAATGTAGAGTTCGTTGTTCCTTCAAAGGCAAAGGACTTGCTGACAATTATGTTCGGCGAGGATGCTATCACAGAGCTGACCAAGGTTACTCTGAAGGGTACAGGTGATGCTACCCTCGACGCTACTACCGGCTTTACAGGTATCGCTGTTGAGCCTAAGAAGTTCAAGATCAAGGGCACTATCGTTATCGTTGACGACGAGAAGGAGAACCTCATGGTTATCACCAACATCGCTCTCTACGCTACATTGCAGTGGGATAACTCCGGTACTGAGCCAGTTGCATTCAAGTTCTCTGGTTCTATTGAGGGTGCAGGTAAGCGCAGTATCGCTTGGCTTACTAAGGGCACAACAACTGGCGACGTGTAAGGCTTCTTTAGGTAATTAGATTCAGGATAACAAACCGTTGGGCGGCAGGCTAATCAACAGCCGTGCCGCCCTTCTTCATATAATAGCATACAATCATGGCAGAAGAAAAGAAAATTGAGCAGCCTTCGGTGGACTTACAGGAGTTGCTCGACAGCGTACTGCACGACGAGCCTACCGAGTTCGTGTTCAGAGGAAAGAAGCACAAGCTCGGCTGGCTTCGCAAGGGAACCATGAGCAGGTGTTCACACATCAGGGCAAAGGAGAAGAACGAATGGAAGCGCAACGTCAAGATTTGCGTCTGCATTCTCCTCAACAACATCTGGAAGATACGATTCCTGTATTGGATCTACTGGCGCTGGCTCTACTACATCAAGGATGTGGATGTGACCGAGGTTCTGAGAGTTCTCGATGTTTCTAAAAAAAAAATTCCATCGAACGCATTCTCACTGGCTACCATATTAGCGACCGGGATGACGGACGTGATGATGACGATGACGAGGAGCGAAGCAAAAGCTATCCAAGCAGAACCAGCTGGGGAGCAGCCTTCTCACTAGCGGAGAAGTTCGGTTTTCTCTTTCAGCGTAAGTACTTCATCGCGGCCTACGACTACTGGTGGGGCTATTCATCGGCGCAGATTGACCTCATGGTAGCAGACCAGCCTCTTGTCGTCTATCCGAAGACCAAGAAGGAAGGCGGTCCGAAGAAGCACACAAAGAAGGAGATGGATGACCTCTACGATAGGTGGATGGAGAAAAAGAAGAAAGAAGGAAGTCTTGTCGGCGAGAAAATAAATCTTGTCGGTTACTTAAACAATAAACTCTAATTTTAAAATATTCAGGATATGGCAGGTGGAAATTTAGGTGACTTGTGGTTTGACTTAAACATTAAAGACAGCAATGTTAGGTCAAAACTGAAAGAAATTTCAGAAGCACTTTCGGAGTTGGATCTAAAAACTGAGTCCGGAAGAAAGTCTGCTGAGAAGTTATTTAAGAACTTTAATAGAGAGAATAGCAAAGAAATCGCTGAGGATTTTAAAAATATAGCGGCCCAAATGGGCATTCAGGCTCTGGAAACTGCAAATCTCAGCAAAAGACTGAAGGAGTTATCGGAACTAAAAGCAGACATTCTTCGTAGAGACAAGGAACAATCCGAGCACGGTAACTTTGTTGCGATGAAAAATGAAGCGCAGGCTGCACTTGATTTAACAAATAGATACAATGAGCTTGCCAAGTTAAAAGAAGATATCTTAAGACGCGACAAGGAAATGGATGCTCAAGGGGCTTTTGTGACGCTTGTTAACGAATCGAAACAGGCGCAGGAACTTAATGAGCGTTACAGGGAAATGCAGCAACTGAAATCCGCGATTTTGGAGCGAGACAGACAGTCAACCGAGCACGGCAACTTTGTTGCGATGAAAAATGAAGCGCAGGCTGCACAGGAGTTAGCTGTCAGGGAAAGAGAACTCGCTGAGTTGCGAAATGCTATCGTACGCCGTAATGAAGAAATGATTGCTGCCGAAAATAGGCTAAGAGAAGCGACGGAGCGAACTAACCAGGCTAGAAGAGAAGCAATTTCTGTATCTAGGAAACAGGCAGAATCCCTTGTACGTGATAGAGCTAAGGAACTTGAAGCACAAAGACAACAGATCCAAGGTTTATTTGGAAGTGGAAAGAATGTATTAAGTACGCAAGAGTTAATGCAACTTCAACAGACATTCTCGCAAATTACGAAAGAGCTTAATACATTGCGCAGTGCGATGAATAATCTTGGTAGTTATTCTATCAAAGATTTATTCTCTATAGGCAGAGGAGCAAGCGAATATACTCCACTGATAAACAGTATGCGAACTGTAATTGATCAAAAACAGGAAGCGATAAACCTTGAGCGAAAACATCAAGAAGAGATAACGAGAACGGCTGCAAAGGCACGAAACGACCTTGCAGCAGCATTCGCCGGAGCAAACGCTGAAGCGAAGAAGATGCAATCCATAGTCGGAGACATCAAGTCTCTCTTCTTACAGGGAGGTATTGTCTTTGGCGCGCAGCAATTCTTTAATTCAATCGTACAGAATGGCGGCGAGATTGTTCAGCAGCATGTAGCGTTGCGTTCTATCCTCGGTGATTTACAGAAGGCTGATGAGCTCTTCGCTCAGACTCAGCAGCTTGCATTGCAGTCTCCATTCAAGTTTGGAGAGCTGAACCGAGATGTCAAGCAGCTGGCTGCATTTGGAGTTGAGGCGAATGACTTGTATGATACCACAAAGCGTCTCGCTGATATCGCATCTGGTCTTGGCGTGTCTTTCGAACGACTTGGCTTGGCTTATGGTCAGGTTAAGGCCCGTTCTTGGCTTGACGGTAAGGAGTTGCGCCAGTTTGCTTACGCTGGACTTCCACTCTTACAGAGAATTACGGAGCTTTACAATTCAGAAGGAAAGAACGGAAGGAACAATTATACCCAGGCAGATGTCAAGAAGATGATTACTGCCAGACAGGTAAGCTTTGAGGATGTCCAGAAAGTGCTTTGGAAGATGACGGATGAAGGCGGTCAGTTCTACAATATGCAGTTCGTCTTATCAGAGACATTACTTGGTCGCTGGAACAAGCTCATTGATGCCTGGGATATTATGCTAGGAAAGTTCGCAGAAGGCAAGAATATCGTCGGAGGTACTTTCTCGTTCATCATAAATAGAGTAACCGACCTTGTGTTAGCTTTGGACAAGCTGTCTCCTGCCCTTCTTTCATTCGGAGCGGTGTTTGCTGCAAGGAAGCTCGGCGGTATGGCTTATTCTAAGATGGGTATTGGATCACTTGCTAAGAGTTATACTCAGCAGATGAATTCCCAGTTAAAGTCTTATGCTATCGAACAGCAGCAACTTGTTGTGGAAGGAGAGATTACGCAGAAGATTGCCCAGCAGAATGTATTCAAGAAAGCTGCTATTCTGTCGGAAAAGCAATCGCTTGTCGCGAGCTACAATAGGGCTGCACTCGAAGGAAGGATGTCCGTATTGCAGATGCAACGAGCAGTCAAGGAAGGCTTGGTTTCTAAGGAGATAATTAGTCAGCTCGCATTGATGGGACAAATAACCGCCAAACAAGAGCAAATCATCTTGAATGGAGGCAGAATGTCTGCCGTATGGAGCATGACAACTTCAAAGATCGGAGGATTTATCAACGCCATCGGTGGTTGGTGGGGGATCGGCATTACGGCTATCACTTCATTGTTGATGGGGTACAATCAATGGTCAAGTCGAGTAAAGGAAGAAGAAAAGACGTTGATTGATGGAGCTAAGCAGAAATCCAAAAGTTACGGAGATTTTCTGTCTGGATTAGGCCCAAAAGACGCGTCCAACCTTTCTTCGCAAGTTGACTCGATGAAGGAGATTCTGAAAAGTTCAGATGACTACACGGATTCTATCAAGCAGCAGGTTGAAAGCGCAGGAAGCCTGTCAAAACAATACGACATACTCAAAGAAAAAATTGAGGATGCGAAAAAAGCAAATGATGGCTTAGCTGATAAATATGGAGTTATAACGAATAACGCAACTTCAGCAACAGGTCTTGTTAGCGACAACCTATTCGATATGATCGGAGCTGATACTCCACAATGGTTACAGTGGTTGAATGGACTCACGAACGATGATATTGCAAAGAATGTGGAGCAAGCACAAGAATCTCTGTCTAAGTTCCAGGTGATGTTCGACGAGCTCGACTCTAATACAAAGGCAAAAATGGAGGATTTTATCCGGTCTTTGATGGAAAACAACGAAGAGCTAGCAAACCAAATCAAGGGTCTGCCCCTTACTGAGCAGATTAGGATGCTTGCGGCTATTGGCGGAGATGATTGGGAAAAATTTGTCGACAAGTTTGCAAATGGAAGCAAGGAGACAGAAAACTGGTTAAAGGAACTTGCGGAAAGAGCGAAGGATTCTAGCGATGATGTGTCCGAAATAATGTATGACGACGTGCCGAGAGGACTTGAGTCCGTCAGAAAACAGCTCGGGTTGTCTCAAGATCAATTCCGCACGTGGGCAAAACGAAACCCTGAGATTTTCGCCAGCATGATGGACAAGATGGCTCAGAAAGCAAATATTACAAGCAAAACCATCTTGTATTATTTTCATTCGGCTATCAGCAAGCTCATGGATATGGACTTTTGGCCAGGCGACAGTGGTAACGGAAAGCAGGGAAAGCCTTCGTATAACTCTGGCGTGAACACTCCTTTCTCTGAGATTATAAGGCAAAGACTTCACAAGAACGGAACTTTCACTGGAAACAAAAAGAAAGGTAAGTTTTGGACGAGAGAGGTTGACAATGCGTTAAGGCAAGTACAAGACCAGTCTTTCGAGACCACAGGTGAGAATATTCGTAAGGAGCTCAAAGCTGCGAGAAATGAGCTTGACACGATAGTCAATGGAAAAGTAAGCAAGAATTCTTCTGAGTACAAGAATGCTAAACACAAGTATGACTTGTGGAAAGCTATCGCTGACGCAGGTTACATCTCTGACGATCTTGGAAAGAACAAGGTTACGGGTAACTTTGGAAAAGACAAAAACAAGAATGGTCGCGAAGAAGACGCTGAGCTCAAGCGTTTACAGGAGCGTCTAAGCAGTCTTAAGTCTGCAAGACAGATGTATCAGAAGTACAAGAGCATCATGCCGAACGAAGAGGCAAAGAAGAAGACTTACAATCTCTTCCCAGAGGTTACCGGTCTTAATCTTGACGACTACCAAAAGGCTGTTCATTCTCTCCTTGAAGGATTCAGCATAAACACCACCGAGAGAAAGAAGTTCCAGACTTCCATCTATCGTGAGGTTGCAGAGTGGCTCTTCGACGAGAAGGACAAGAAGGAGTACGAGAGAAAGGCAGCTGACTTCAATGAATCCATGAACAAGCTGTCAGAACGTTGGGATTTGTACAAGAGTCTTCTCGAAAAGACAGGCAGCAAGTTCTTTGCTGAGTCCGCATGGATTGACGCTTTTCAGATGGATGACAAGACTCAATCTCTTATGGACGAGTATTACGCTCACTACCATGAGATATTTAATCTTCAGAACTCTCTCAATATGACGGATGGTGAAGCTAAAGCAAAGCTTAAGCTCCCAAATCAGTACGAAGAGTGGAAGAAGATTACAGAACTTCTCCGTGGTAATTATGTCAAGTCATTAAAGGATGCCGCCGACATCATCGAGAAGACGGAAGATTACGAGGACAAAATTCTTAAGATTCGACAGGATTACGATAAACTTATCAGCAAGACGAATGATCCTGGTATCAAGGCAAGGTACGAGATACAGAGAGACAAGGAGATTGGTCAGGTTAAGCTTGACAAGTTTAAGAACTCTTCTGATTATCTCAACTTCTACGGAGCCATCGTATCTCTCGGTATGGACAAGGCTCAGACTATCGGAGCAAGAATCAGGCAGAATATCAATGAGGCTCTGCAAAACGGAGCTATCGATGCGAGAGAGTACGCCAAGGAAATCAAGCAGCTTGATGAGCAGTTGTCGAAGCTGACGAGTCCAAAGAAGACTTTCCTCAATGGAGGTCTAAAGGGAATGGCCGAGCAGAAGATTTCTGATGCCAGCGAGCAGATGACAATCGCAGCAAGTAAAATTGCTGAAGGAAAGAAGGTTCGCGAACTTGGCCTCAAAATGGAAGACGAAAACTTCATCAAGCGTGGTGACAGCATGATTGCCAGTGGAAAGGCTATGATGAAGGCTGCTGAGATTCTGTTTAAAGATGGAACAAAGGCAAAAGAATCTCTTGATAAGTTTGCTAACGTAGTAAGCATTATCGACCAGAATGTCCAGGGAATGAGTGAAGCATTCAATGACATCAAAGAGACTGCTTCCCTTCTAGGAGCTGACACTGAGTCTGACGGATGGCAGGACGCTTCTGCGTTCTTCGAGACATTCTCCGGTATGTCAAGTTCACTGTCAAAGGTGGTAACAAGCGCGGAGTCCGGCAATATTGGTGGAATCCTTGCCGGTGTCACCGGCATATTTACTTCACCTATCAAGGCGTTTGCAAAGGCTCATGATGCTAAGCTCGACAGACAGATAAAGCTCGCAGAGAGACAGCTGAATGAATTGAAGAACCTATCTAGCAATATCAGTTCTGTTATCGAAAAGACGCTCGGTGGAATCTATTCTTACGAGAGATCTTCAGATACGACTAAAAAGCTCAACGATGTCAAGAATGACTATAAGGCTTGGGAGGCTTATTCCAAGACTGATATGGGCAAGGCTTTCTTCGGTGGCAAGAACTTGAGTCACTACAGCAAGGAGACCTATGATGCTGTGATGAAGACGGAGACGAATCCTTCCGCATACGCAGACCAGCTCGCCCTACTCCACGCTCAGGAAGACGAGCTAAGGAAGCAGAGGCAAGCCGAGGATGATAAGAAAAAGACGGATAAGGATAAACTCGCCGACTACGACCAGCAAATCAAGGAGATGGAGTTACAGATCAAGACGTTCGCACAGGACTTCCTTAAAGACGTTTACTCTATCGATATGAAGAGCTGGGCAAGCACACTTACTGACACTATCGTGAGTGCATGGGCTAAAGGCGAGGATGCGGTAGATGCCTATAGGGAGAAGGTGAAGGACATGGTTCGCGATGTTACGAAGAATATCGTATCTCAGAAAATCATGGAGAAGGCACTTGAAAAACCTCTCGAATGGCTTACATCCGTTCTTGATGAAAAGGGACAGCTCGACGAGACAGATATGGATAAGTTTGCAAAGCAGCTTTACGAGGTTGGGGAAAAAGTAACTCCTCAGATAACAGGACTCTTTGATGCAATGAAGAATAATGGATTTGATATGAGAGAGAACGGAAGCTCATCTGCCACCAACTCTGTTAAGAGTATCACAGAGGAGACAGCTGATCTCCTAGCCAGTTATGTAAACAGCATACGTCTCGATTTGTCTGTTGTTCGTGAGATGCAGGGGAAATTCTTACCTGAGATGAGTGAGATTGCAAAGTCTCAGTTGACTCAGCTTAACCTGATTGCTCAAAACACCTTGCGCAATGCAGATGCAGCAGAGAGAATCGATAAGACTGTCTCGGAGTTGAACGATAACTTCAACAGAGTTATCAATGGTACGAAATCTTTAAAAATGAAATAATTATGTTTGAAAAAAGAAATTTATCAGACAGAATGAAGAACGAGGCGGTTTCACTGGGTCTTTGCGCTCAGTGGACCGCCGAGTGGCATGACAACTCATCCAAACATGAGATGGTTGATAAGTTTGTTAAGGGTATCGACTTCTGTATCGGAAGAAACTGGCCTTCGACCAAAGATATGAAGAAGTACTTTGGTGATGTTATTCACGATCATGGTGTGTATGTTGACGAGAACGTTGACCTGCAAAATCCGAAGGTTGTCATCCTCAATGGAGAGTGCGTAGCAAATATCAGCTATGACTGGATGGACAGTGGAGAGATATACGTAAGACACAACTCTTCACTTTACCTGAAGGTTAAGGGATTCTCTAGGGTGTTTGTCAATCTGTTAGATGGTGCAGAGCTTCATGTTGAATGCGAAGATGCCGCAAAGTGCTTCGTCTATCAATACGGAGGAACAGTCGTGAAAGCTACCGGACCAGTCAATATCAGGGATAGACACGACTTTAAGTTCAATTAACGCATATTTATGCGCATATTTTTGCATATTTATTCTATTTTTTGTATATTTGCAATTATAAAAAGTTGAATTAAGGTATGAAAGATTATTTCAGGATATACATGCAGAAGGAAGGCGATGGGAATGAGGTGAAAGACTCCATCGCCGACTTCGGTATGTACGTTAGCGAGAGTCCGTTCAAGCCTTGTGATTCTGTCAAGGAGCCTATTAAAAGGGAATGGCACGACGAGCATGGCGACGATGAGTATATTGGCAAGGACGGTCTCTATATGGCAGCATACGAGAACAAGGTCAAGTTCCTGTTCAAGGGTGATGCCTTCGGTGCCAACGAGAAGTGTAAGGCTTTCATCGACTATCTCCGCAAGTCTGGCATGATGAAAATGTACTGCGACTTCAACAGGGTTGGAAGGCAGCATGTGAGACTGAAGAGCATTGATCCGGACCTGTACAGATATCCGGGCAGCGAGGACTTGCTTATCCTCTCTATTACATTCAAGTTTAACGACCCTGTTACTGATGTCAAGCCGATTATGGACGCACAGGGCAGTATTTCAAATTTAGGATAGCATACAAATGAGCACTTGGAATATTTATCATAAGGATGGCTCGAAGCTGACAGACGTTAACGGAGAGCAGATAACCGTTCATGGATTGGAGTACTCTGATTCCTGGATGGGCGAATGCTTTTTGACTATCAACTTCAAGCATGAAGTGCCTATCAACTTTCAGATAGGCGACTATATTGTCTATCGTGGCGAGCGATTCGAGCTCAACTACGAGCCGGGCAAGGATAAGCAGGCAAGACCTGACACCTACGGTGAGGGCTTCGTATATGACAGCGTGAAGTTCAACGCATTGCAGGATGAGCTTGCTAGGGCTGAATTTCTCGATGTAGTATTGAACGACAACGAACTTCACTACACTTCCCTACCGAAATTCCCATTCTACGTACAGACTCTGGACGATTTGCTCGACAGGATCCAGGCGAACCTCGACGAGCAGATTGGTGCAGGTCTTTGGAAGATTTACTCCCGAAACAAGGACCGTTCCGTTCAGCGTGGAGCCCTCGCAAGCGAGTGGTTGTCGGTTTATGGAGAGAAAACCGAAGATAACGTCATTGAATCGATGTCTATTACAGTGGACTCACAGACCTGTTGGCAGGCTCTTGCGCTTGTGAACGAGAAGTGGGATGTGAATTTCATAGTCAGAGGAAGAAACATCTATGTCGGTACTACCGGAATAGAAGCCGGACACATCTTCTCCTATGGTCTCGGCAAGGGACTCTACGAGATTGTGCAGAACGCAGATTCTGATCAGAGTGTCATTACGAGACTGAGAGCTTATGGTTCGGAGAAGAATCTTCCTTCTCATTACTATGCGGACCTCGGTGTCAAGTACGTGGCGAATATCACGAAAGTGGTTACAGCTAGCACAAATGTTGAGCTTGAACTGGATATCGATTATATCGAGACGTATTTCAAGAATAAGAGAAAGTACGTCGTTTCCGGAGAGTCTCAGGAACAGTCTTTCGGATGGGTCCTTCAGGTAACGTTCGATTTTCAGACTACAATTACCGGTTATGTAACACAGTCTGGCAGCTCTGGCAAATGCAGGTTCTACTCCGAGTTAAAGGGAGGACAGGTAGATAGCGGAGATGAGGAATCAAAGGAGAAACTCGACGCATTCATCGCTCAGGTCAAGGCCGGGAATACAAAGATGTATATCACGTCCGGTCTCGATAAGAAGGTCGTTCCTTCATCCATGAAGGAGTACGCAAAGAATCTTCCGAATAATATGTCCATCAACAGGCTTATGCTGCCTGGATTCCCTCACGTATCGCTGAGTGATTTCTACGACTCTCTTACTGAACAGGAAAAGAAGTATGTGAATCCAACCGGGAAACTGCACAAATTCTCTACTGATCCATATAGGCCATACATCGATTCTCTCAATATAGAGGAGATTGGTCTCCGTTCGGCATCGCAGTTCTTTGATACTGATGATAAGACGAATGGAGTTGTAGAAATCTACCCTACTATCGAGGAGATGGAAATCGGTGGCGTACGTGTGGATGAGATTGATGAGGGTGTTGCTCCTGATGATGACGGAAGATTTGGCGATGATGAAACCGTAAAGAATGTTGATATCTATCTTAAAAAGGCTATCGACTTTGATATCAACGATTTAAAGGATGACGACTTCTCCATCTCGATGAAGGATGGTATGTGTGGCGGACGAACATTCAAGGTAGCATCCTCAGCCAAGGTTGACGGAAGGTGGAGGCTTACTATCGAGAGAATCAAGGATGACGCTCTTGAGCTTTGGTTTCCATACAAAGACTACCCTATCAAGAATGGCGACCATTTCGTTCTTACCGGCATCACTCTTCCTGATTCGTATGTGAAAGCCGCATCATTGAAGCTCCTTAAGTATGCTATTGCGCTCCTTGACAAGAATGACTACACAAGGTATGTCTATCAGCCTAAGGTTGACGAGCTTTTTATGGCGAGACAGCACGATAAGGCGCAGGCAGACGAAACCGGAACTATCAAGAGTCTGCACGATACCCTGAAGGCAGGCGACCTGATGAACTTCAATGATACAGACCTCAATATCGAAGGAATCATCTCTATCGATCAGCTCACGATCAAGGAAGAAGATGGCAAGATTCCGACCTACGATATAACTCTTCGTGAGGACAAGGAGGTTGGAACTATTCAGAAGATGCAGCAGCAGATCTCGTCTCTTCAAAACGGAAATGGCGGAACCGGAGCAGGATTAACAACTACACAGGTTAAGAATCAAGTCGCGACAGAGGGAAGTAAGCACTTCATCTCAAAGATAAACGATGACACCGCTAAAGGTACTATCACTTGGGAGAAGATTCAGAAGCTTTTAAGTGGTTTGCTAGTCGGTAACTTCAATTCCGAGAACGGAGGCTCGTGGACTCCCGATACAGAAGGTCGCTCGCATCTCATCACAGATTACCTGGAGGTGAGGATGAAGGCTATCTTCGAGGAGCTGGTCATCAAGAAAACCTCCACCATCGGTGGCAAAGAGATAATCTCGCCTGCTGGCGGTGTGGTGGCTCACAAGGTAGAAGAGGTTACTGTGACATATAATAATGTGTCACAGAAGGCTTATCGTT